GAGCCACACGCCGATACTGGTTCACGATGTTCACAACGATGTCCGTGCAGGCAGGCAGCGGAAAAGCCACCTGCTCGCCATTGACTATCTTGCGCACTGGTATGCGCAGAGTAAAGTCATTACCTCTAACTATTTTCTTCATATCTTATTCTTTTGGTTGTTCTTCTTCTGTTATTGCCGACTCGTCAACAGTGGGTTCTGCCAGTTGCTCCGTTGTCGCATCAGATTGTTCGTTTTTAGTGTCAAAAAAACGCCTAACGCTGCCGTTCCATGATATACGACAGTATTTAGAACCTGTAAGATAGCAGGTTACTATCGCACCATATCCCCTGATAAAATACTTATCTTGTGTGGGGAAATCGAGCTGCGTATATCCGATTAAAGTCATTTCTGCATCGCTATTATTGACAACAATTATGGTCTGTCCGATGTACGCCAGAGCCTCGTAGACCGTCTTCGTGCTCAGACTGCCCCAGTATTGTTCTTGAGGCATATAGAAAGGTGGAACAATAACAATATCAGTATTGAACATGGCTTTTATGTCCCCCGAAAACATCACAAAGCAACCTGTCTTCTCAAAGTCAATCTGAATATGTCCGAGAGCCAGTGCCGGCACGTCTGTAACGTACTCCTTTAGATTTTCAGGGGTAATCTCCGTCATCTTTTTGCGGATAAGTCCCGAGAACACGCCAGCGCCAACCTCCAGCAAGCCGTCCTTGTTCACGCTTGCCGTTGTCTCGCCGCTATTGTTCTTGACCATGAACTTGTTAGCCGTCGCCGTGATGGTGTCGTCTTCGAGGTCGATGCCTGCTCTTTTCAGACCCGATTCCAGTTTGCCAGCCTCCGTCTTGTCGTAGGGCGATAAGCTCCAGCCGCCGTATTCCGTTCCCTCCATTATCATCGGTCGGCACACGTCGATAGCACCATTTCTGCGCACGGCAATCTCAAGCAACAGCTTCGTGCAGCCGTCGGGCACGGTAAACGTCGCAGTAAAGAGATGCCAGTCGCCTAAACCTGCATAGATATTGCTCGACTTGACAACAGCACCTTCCGTACCGCCGTCAAAGCGCTTGATAGTGTAATAGAAGCCGTAATCCGAGAGACTGATGTTTCTTACCCACACGCTAAATACGTACGTCTTGCCAGCTGACACACGCACATCCTTAAAGTACAGACCTGTGTATGTGTTCGCCGTAGCGCCCGACGCACTGAACGTTGCGTAGTTTGAGCCGCCGACGCCGCCACCGCTTGTTATCTCTACCTTTTGCGAGTGCGCCGCCGCTATCTTTGTGATTTCATCCCACGGACGTAGCGCAGAACCTACAACGCAGTTCTTCAAATTTGTGGTCGTTTCAACCTGTAGAGAGATTTTGTCCGTCGTCTGCTCTATCTTCGATACCTTATTCTCAGTATTCGTCTGCTTCTGTGCAAGCGAAGTGATACTCTCTGCGTTCTGCGTTAGAGTAGTGTTTATCTTGCCTATCTGCCCATCTACCTCCTGCTTGTTCGCATCTACCGTGGAAGTCAGTCCGTCCACGTTTGCCACAATCTCTGCAAGCGTCGTTTCCTTTGTTGTGTCGCCGTCTTTCACTTTGAGCTTGAACATTGACGCAAGCGCATAAATCTCGTCGCGTGACACCACGAATATCTCCTTGCCGTCGAGTGTATAGTCGTTCACGCCCTTGTACAGCTTGATTGACGGAGAGTCTTCGCCATAAGCCGAGAGGTAGAGCACCGACTGGCGTGCCACATCGGTTGTATTGCCCATCTGAACAAGCTCGTCACCCACCTCTGGCTGCGAATCGCCGTAGTTACCTCCCGACAAAGCGAGGATGTCGATGTAGTCCGTGCCGACCAGCAGCACTCTGCGCCAGTAGTATTTGTTCTTTGCATTCGCCGTCGTGCCCTCCTTTATGTTGAACGTCTGGCAGCGCACAAGGTCGTTGACAGCAAACGGGTTTGTTATCTCCTCGTCGCCTCGCTTCGTTAAAAACGAACAACGGTAGACATCGTATCGCAAGGGCGTCGGTCCGTATTCGGGTAGCAACGTGCCCTTTTTCAAGAAGTCCACCTTACTGATCTTCATCGACGCAGGCGACAGGACTATCTCGCCGCCGACACTTTGCAGCTCTCTAATTACGAGCTTCACGAACTCTGCGGCCTTGCGCACAAGCAGATGGTCTACCTCCAGATAGCTGTCTTCGCTGTCAGAATAATTGCCGAGTTTGAAACCCGAGCCGAGCGCACCCGAACGGAACGCCGCCGACACGACCTCTTTGAGGGTGGCGATGCCGTCAGAGGAGATGCCGAGGACATTGCTGTCAGACTGCTCGCCAAAAGCAATACCTTCCCAAAAGCGGATAAGTTTCTGCGCGACATCCGGTTTTGTCTTTGAGAGAAACAACTTCGAGCCTTCACTCGCGATATATTCCTTAACCTGTGCAGGCGTAGTGCCGCCACCGCTACCTCTGCCGAGCGCGGTTATCTGTTCCTGCATCTTTTGCAGCGTGCCTGCCTCCTTGTCTTCACGCAGACTTACCTCGTATGACGGTATCTTTCCGTTTTCCTCTTTGATTGTCAGCCTGTCGATGATTATTTCCGCGTCAAGTCCGAGGTCTTCATCCTTGAACGGCATAATGTCGCCCTCCTTGATTGTGTCATGTATGCTCTTTACTGCCCCCGAGGTGTCGGCCATAGCCTCGTCATGCTGACGGGCCATAAAGATGTCATAAATCTTCGGTGCGTAGGTGTGTCTTGTATGGTCGTTCTCTATAAGCCATGCAATAGCGTAGCGCAGCAGCTTTTCGGAAGCAGCTTCAACGTACTGTACAGGCAGTTCAATTCCCGACAATACAAAATGATCGCCCTTGCTAATCTGAAAGTCCTTGTACGGGAAATACAGACCGATGTCTTCCACTCGCTGCAACGTGAGCACCCAGCGACCGTTCTCTTTTACACTTCCCGACACCTTAAACTTTCTGCCGGCACACATTCCGTCCGTCATGGTGATGGAGAAGTCGCTCTGCTTTAAGGCATTGATGTCGAAGTTTACCTTTTCGTTAAGCTCGACCTTACATGAAGGAACATCCTGCCCATCCTTGAACACGCCGTTGTCCTCTACATTCGTGCCAACCGCGATTTCGTCAATGCGCACGCCGTCCACCTCCATCTCCTTGATTGTCGGAAATATTTCTTCTTTCTTTTCTTTTATATCTTCCGTATCGAAGAATACACTGCCAGGTCGCACGCCTATGGTGTCCGCTGTAGCCGACTCGACCCAAGGGCGGTCGGTTCTTGTCGAGAAGCGAAGCTCGGCACCGGTCGGATTAAGCGATGCGTGCTTGTCAGTGTGGCTGTTCCACCACTCCTGCAACGACATCTGCGGAAAGCCTGGCAGCATAAGACGTGAGCACGCCATGTTGTTGGGCAGATGGTCGGTAGCGTAGTCTTTCCTGTTGTCGGGGAAAGCCTCCTTGTTCACTCCGCTGACAAAATGAATCATCTTTGTTGACTTTACCGCCTCGTAGTATTTTCTTGCGTCGGCTACCGAGTTTTCCTCGTTCGTGCCGCCCGCAACGCGCACTTCGATATGCTCCTCGAAATACGGCGCACGAAGAACCGTTACCGTAGCCTTGACGACAACGCCGCCGTCATGCAGACTTACGGAGTATCGCGAGGAGCCTTGTCCGTCGGAGATATGGTTGGTGAAATACGCCGACGCTTTTTCAACATTAAGACCACCAAGCTTGATGTCCGCTGCATACCATGCGGTATGATCGAGAAGCTGTATCGTATCCGCGAAGTCGGCCCACACCTCCATATTTAATGTTGCGTAGTATCTGTTGGGTAGGTTTTTCTCCGAACCGTATGCCCTCATTCTCGTGACAATCTTCTGGTCGCTTTCTGCGTCCTGGTTAATCTCGACAAGTCCAAATGCTGCGCCGTACTTGAACGTGTTCTGCATAAGCAAGCCCGATGTGTCAACGAATACCTCTCTGTTTCGTGTTATGAAGTTTACGTCGAACTGGGAGTTTACCAACGCGAGTCCTTCCCATACGGTCTGATTCTGTACACTGATTGAAGTTGAGTCTATCTCGGTGTCTGCAACACCAGTGTCCTCTTTGGTTGTATCGCCACCATATATCTCTTCCCATCTTGCAGCCTCGCAGCCTCGTGTCTGGCTTCTCTTCCAGTTACGTGAATAGAACTTCCATGCTTTGTCTCCGAACTGCTCGTTCATGTTAGCTTGCAACCTGTCAAGCAAATCATCAAGCGAGCCGATATAGAAAACAAAGTCGGGCAGGGCGGTGTAGTGCAGCTGCGCCTCGTCGTTCAGCACAACATCAAGAAACTCCGCTCTTGCCAGCTCGTCGGACAGGGAGTTCAGCTTTATGTCTGAATACTTAAACGAGTCGCCGAGGGCGTTCTTGCGGCCCTGCTTTATCTTGCCCGGGTCGTAGTTCAGCTCGAAGCGTTCGTTTCTGTAAATCAGGTAGTCGCCGATTGAGAAGTCAATAGGGGCCTCGTTCTCTATTGATACGGATACGGAACACTCTCCCATCCACTCGCCGTCGTATGTCAGCGAATGAACGGAAATTTCCTTGCCGTTGGCGTCACGCAGTGGCGTACCGTCCTTATGATAAAGTTTCCATTCCATATCTCTATTTGCTTAATGTTACTTCCGTTACGGGGTCTTCAACTCTCAACACTGTAGAGAACGTTACCACATCTCCCTCGTCGTCGCGGTGCAGGTCTGCGTCGTCGGACACCTTCTTGAGGCGGATGTGTCTTCTTCCTACCTTAGTCCAGTCGCAGTACATCTTCATTTTCATGCCGCTACCGTCGCGTCCGCTCAGGTAGTTCAGAAACTTTCTTATTACTGCGTTAGCTGAAAACTTGTCACCCTTGCAGCACCATTTCACGGTCATGTCGTATGCCGAGAATTTAAGGCTGTCACCGAGGTATGCGTCTTCTCCGTTTTCATCCTTCCAATCCCTTACCACTGGCTCCTTGACCTCCATGCCGATGTCGAACGGTATGGAGGCGCACCACACGTCGAAGTCAGCTACGGTCTCTTTTACCACCGCTCCAGCCTGCTCTTTTTGTATGAAGACATTGTAGTGTTGCATAAATATACCTAATTTTCTCCAAAAATAATAAAAAGCGGATAATTATACAAATTAATATATAACTATCCGCGTTTTTAACAATAAATATCCACTTTATTAGCTGATATAGAGCTTTTTTCTGCCGCTTGTAGACACTGCGTTCATCCAATCCATCATCCGATCGAGCTTCTCGTTACGGGCCTCCGCAAGCATGACTATCTGCGTGAGCTGCCCGAGCTGCGCTTTCTGGATCTGACCCATTTCGGGAAGACGCATCTTCAACAGCTCTCCGATGTCCTTAACCTGGGCGCGGTTAACACTCACGTCAAGACGGATGGCGTTGACGTAACTTGCGAGAATATCCGCAGTTTCCTCCGTGATGTTCTTGATGCCATTGGTCACACTTCCATCGCCGGTTGCCGAAAGGTCAAGACCTTTGTCTTTCAGGCTCTCCAGTATCGCCGTGATGTTGTACACCGCGTCGTCCGTCTGCTTGTAGAGTTCATCAGCAACTTTCACGACATCCTCGGGTTCAAGTCTGCCTTTCTGCTCGATGGTTGTTGTGAGCGCTTCAAGCGGACCTTCAAGAGCCTTTTCCATAATCTTCTGCGAGAGAATGTTTTTGGTAAGGTCTTTCACCATATCCCTGGCCTTTTTCTTGTATGCGTCAACGGCGTCCTCACCTTTTTCCCATGCGCTTACAACTGCGTCGGTCAGCTGGCTCGCCCACGACTTCATGTCTACGCCGTAGATGTCCTTGAGGAAGTCGGTTGCAAGCTGTTTGATGGTCGTTTCCATCTCCTTGATTTCCTGCTTGTAGTCGGCAATCTTGTCCTTGTCATTCTTCTTCTTGCCCTGCTCGGCGTTGAGCTGTCGTTGCATTTCGTCCTTCTGTGCCATGAGGGAAGCCTGCTCCGCAAGGAAAGCGTTGTCGGGTTCGGCAAGCGACTTCTTGGCTGCGTTGTAGGTGTCACTTGTGTACGGGCCGTTGTAGCCGATAAGCACGCCTGACTTCTGGAGTTTCTGACCCTTCTCGTAGTTGTCCGTTACTTTCTTGAGTGTCGCCTTCGTGTCCTTATCCATCTCGTATGAATAGACACCGCCAAGGGTGTTTTCAATCGTCGTCTTTACATCATTGCGCAAGTGCTCAAGTTCCGTAATGTTACGCTCCGCGAGCTTTATCTGGCGTTCCTGCTTTGCGTCATGCGCCGCAGCGAAAGCCTTGAACGGAGAGGTAAAGATGCCGACTACACCCTGAATGACGCCGCCGACATTGCCCGACATAGCGCTTGTCGCGATGGAAGAAATAGAATTGGAAATGCCGTTGAGAGAGTCAAAGAACGCCGTTGCGTCCTGCCATGCGTTACTCTCCGTATCTACGCCGAGTGCGCTTGCAGTGTCCTTGATGTCGTTGAACGCAGCTACAACGCCTTGAATATTGGCGTTTATTTTGTCAGCCGCTACGCTTACCGCAGACATGGCTTTCTTGAACTTGTTCGCAGCCTTCGCTTCCTCCTGTCCTTCCTTAATCTTATTCTCTCCCTCTTTTGCCTTCTTCTTGCCTTCCTGCACTTCCGCAGTAGCTTTCGCAACGCCGTCCCAATCACTGTTTTTCAGCGCGTCCAGCAGTCTTGTCGTAGCCTCCTGCGCAAGTCTTTCACCCTCCTGCTTCAATGCTGCGCCCGCGGTGATTTTCTCGTTGGCGTTCTGAACGCGCTGTTCTGCAACGCCGCTCAAACCTGCATTGAAGAAGTATTTCTTGCCGCTTGAGAGTTTATTCAACTGCTCGTCAAGCTGCTGTATCTGCTTGCCGTATTCGCGTGCATCAATCGTGCCGTCCGCAAGTGCCTGATTGATGTTTTCGCGTATCTGCGAAGCGATTTCGGATGCCCTGTCCATGCCGAGCTGCGACACCGCTCCGAAGAACGTGATATAGTCGCTGCTCTTGTTGAAGGCTTCCGTTTTAGCGGAGTTCACTTCCTTGTCACGCTGGCGCGTGTAACGATATGCAAGCCCGTTATCGCCCGCCTCCTTTGCTTGTGCAATCGGAGTTTCGTACTTGGCGTAGATGGTGGCTATCTTCTCCTGCGTGCTTGCTGTCTGTGCGATGATGTCCGCAGCCTGTTGCAAGCTCTTGACATAGTTATCCTTTACCAGGGTCGTTATCTTCTGCCAAGCCTCAAGAGCGAGAGGCGTGTCCTTATACAGAACCTTCGCGTCGGCTTCGGTCATTCCGAGGTTGACATCGTAGCCGAAGTTCTTCTTGAAGTCCTCCGCCATCTTTCTTGTCTGCTCGTCCCATACCGCACCGTCCTGAAAGGCGAGCTTGGCGAAGTCCAGACTGCCTGTCTTCTCGTACAGTTCCTTCTGCAAGTTCGCCTGCTTCACGCCTTTCTCCAGGGCCTCCTTGAAGTTTGAAGCAACTCGTTCCCATTCGGGTTTCAGCTCCTCGGAGAAGCGCCACTCAAAGTTCTCCTTGTCGAGCTGCGTTCTGAATTTCTTTCTGTCATTCGTCTTGTCGAAGTTGAAACCGCCTTTCAGTCGGGCGATGCTGCCGGAATAATTGTCGAGGTCAATCTTCTTCCAGTCCAAGTCCTTGTACAGGCCGAACACCTCGTTCTTTGCCTTCGCACGGCTCATGCCGGCCTCTTTCCTCAACTTCTGGTAAGCCTGTCTCGCGGCCTTGAAGTCCTCAAGCTGTCTTTTCAGCTCATCAAGCTCCTTATCATCCTTCTTGTCGCCCTTGTTCTTCGGAACCTTGTTGGATTTCTTGTCCTCGGGAATGAAGTTATATCCGAAGCCTTGCAGCACCGCCTTATGCAATGTGTCATAATCCTTCTTGGCTTCCGCGATGTCCGCCTTTGAGGCTCCACCTTCCTGACGTGACTTCATTTCATCATAAAGGTCTTGCAAAGCTGACTGGGCGTTGTTCTTGGTCTTGTACCATGATCCTTCTGCGATATAGCTTGATATGAGGTCATAAGCCTTCTGGTTGCCTCTCAGATTTTCAAAGACACGCTCCTGCATAACGGTTTTTCCAGTCACCGAGTTTTTATTGCCGCTCGGCTTAAATTCGAAGCCCGTAAGTTCTTCGAGCTTTTTCTTGATTTGCGGCACAAGCCATGTAGCTTCATTCATTATTTGCAGAAGCATGTTTCGGAACCGTTCAGGATTGCGGTTACACCAATTTTTGAAGTCATTGCCGTACAGACCGAGGTGTTTTCTTATCACACCAAGTATCTTCGGAACGTCATCATTGGCAATCTCGTTGATGTCCGACGTAACATCGTCCGCCTTGTTGCCAAGAACTTTTATAGAAAAGCCAATATTTTTATTCCACTTCACCATATTGGCCTGGAATACCGCCCATTTCTGTCCGCCCTCATCTGCCAGTATGCGTATCTTGTCCTCAAGCGTCTTGCCTGCTCCAGCGGCGCCAAGGATGGCGCTTGCAACGCTATCCATCTTTGATTTTGTCACTTCGTCAAATGCCGACAATTTCAGTTGGTACGCATCGGTGGAGTGCTGCAAGTCCTTCAAGTTCTCCTCAATGGTGTCATTGAACGGATTTCCCGATTTCCAACCACCAGTAGAGCCTATTGCGTCTGCAATCACGCCAGCATCGCCCGACGCTACGTTCTTCGCGTTCTCGACACCCTTTCGAAGGATGTCATACTGCTCATTGAGGTCTTTCGCCTTTTTAATCTGTTCGTCAATAGTCTTCGTGTAGGCGTCGCTCTTTATGAGCAACTGCTTCATGCTGTCAATTTGCTTTTTCAGCTCCGTGTCCGTTGTGCCCTTCTTTGCGCCCAGGGCATCATAGTAGTCCTTCATCCAGTCAGAATCTGGAGCCTGCAAGCTCTCCGCCTTCTCCTTTATCGCGCTGAACTCGTTGTAGATGCTCGATATAACCTGCGTGACAGCCATAAATGTCAGTCCGACCCAGCCGCCCACAAAGCTCAACATGCCTTTCAGCTTCGAGCCGGTCATATTCATTACAGCAGCCATTGTACCGCCTTTTAAAATTATCTCTCCCTGTCTTGCGGTTATCTGACCCATAATGACAAGCTGGTCAATTAACTCTTTTGTGATGAGACCTTCCTTAACGGCTTTTTGCATCTGCAATATAGACAACTTACCCTCCAGTGCAAGTCTGCCCATTACCGCCTGTTGCGTCTGCACATCGGCGAGCCAATAGGCTCTTTTCTGAACGTTCTGCGTCGCTATTTCCTGCGTTATCTTTCTTTCGAGAACGAGCTGCTGCTGTTCTATGGCGTAATTGCGGAGCTGTATCTTGGCCTGGTCGTTCAAATTTCTGCCGATTGAACCGATACCCAAGCGCGAAGAAGCAAGCCCAAACAGCTTCTTTGACAGGAACACGCTCGCAAATGTCAATAGGGCAGGGCTTAACTTGTCTATCGTCAGAAGCAAATCCGTAGCGCCTTTTATCGCGAACATAAAGGTGCCGCCGATGACGTTCTTGCCCTCCGCGAACCTACTGAGCATGATTTCCCATGCGTCCTTCAACTTGTTCCACTGACCCAGAAGCGTTTCACTCAGCACCAGCTGCATATTGTAGAACTGACCTCCCTCGTCTGTCATCTTCCACAATACCTTCTGAACATCCTCGAAGCTGACCTGACGCTTGGAAATCATCTCCTTGACATCGCTCTGCTTGTAGTTGGTCTTGTTGTTCTTACCCTCAGAGTTGTACAATTCAGTTATCTTCTGCAACAGAGGCAAGCCTGCGTATGCAAACTGACGCAACTCCTTACCATCAAGCCATGAACGCGCCTTTACCTGGCCGTATGCCAAGCCCAATCGCTCGAAGCTGACTCCAAGACCTGACGCAATATCCGCAAGTCGCTTGGTTGTGTCATACAAAGAATCGGCTTCCACTCCGAAAGCTGCGAGCTGCTTGACATCTCGATTCAACTCGCCGAACTTGAACGGAGAACGCAATGCAAGCTCCTGCGTCTGCGCAAAAAGCTCATCCGCTTTTGTGGCATCACCCAAAATGGAGCGCAAAGCTATATGCTGCTGTACAATCTCGCCGCCCGTCTGCACAATAGCGTTGAAAAGCGACTGCGCACCGTACACAATACCGCCCTGCAAAAAGAGAGACTTTATGTCATTCAGCGTGCCGTGCATCTTGCTCGCCTCTGCATTTGCGCCCGCAAGAGCTGCCGCCAAGTCGCTACGCACCTTTGCCGCTGACTTCGCTATCTCCTGCTGGCGTTCACGCTCCAAGTCGATACCCCTGCGTATGCCTTTGTTTATAGCCTCCTGTGCCGCTGCGTTCGTTGCTTTCTGGTCTTGCAGCACACGCCCCGCCAGCGTTGTGTCGTGACCTGCACCGACACTTCCTATACGGCCAACGTCACTCATACTGCCAGCTTTAAGCTCACGGTGCATTATTTTAAGATAGCGCATAATGTTGATAAGACGATGTATCTCAGCCTCCGCTTTGCTCACGTCGGCTCCCAACGATATACCGCGGCTAAACTCACGTCTCAACGCCCGCACCTTATTGCCAAGCGAGTCGTAACGAGCCTCCGTAGCCTTTATTTCAGATAATCTCTGCTTGTTGTCGCGTGCTTCCTGTCTTTCGTTCTTCCTGTCCTGCTTTTTGTTAGCTCTCGTAATGGCATTGTTCAGCTTGTCCTGCTCCGACTTGGCGTTGCCGATTTCGTTTTTGAGTATCTTGTACTCTGAAACCAGTTCCGCCACCGCGTTCTTGCTGCCAATGTCGGCATTGTTGAACTTGTCGCGCATTTCCGTCAGTCGCGAAATGGCAATTTCCGCTCTTGACGTGTCAGCACCGACCTTAAAGCCTTGTCTGGCAGAGTCGTTGAGTTCGCGTATCTTTCTGTTCACCTCGCTTATAAGCTCCTGCAAGCGTCTGTATCTCGCCTCCATTGTTTCGAGGTTGCGGTCGGTTGCTTTCGCGCTCTGATTGGCACCGCTTTGGTCTTTCAGAGTCCTATTCACTCTTTCTTTCCAAAGTTGAAGCTCGTTAAGAGCATCGCCGAATCCTTTGTTTAGCAACTGCTTGCCCGAGAAGCTCTCAATAGTAGTCTTTATTCGTTCTATCTCGCCGCGTACCGCCGTAAGTTTTGAAGTATCCGTGCCAATTTCAAGACTCTTACCCTTTAGTTTGTCGATATTGCCGAGAATAGTGTTTATCTGCTCAACAGCCAATTTCTGCTTACTAAAGGCCGAGTCAACGGAAGCTGTCTCGCTTGCGGTTCTCTTGTATTCCTGAACCTTGCCAGTAGCTTTCGTGTATGCGAAGGCTATATCAGACAGTAGGGACTTGACTTTCGCGCCGTTAGCCAAGAGATTATCGTCAGCAAGCATGGTTTCCATTCTTCGCTTGACACCGCGCAGCGTATTTCCGCCAGAGAGTAGCGCTGTGGTGTCTATTCTATTACGTATACCCCTTGATTGCAGGCTTTGAATTTCAGCAAGTTTGTTTTTTGTCGTTTCAAGCTCCCTGTTTAGTCTTGCAGCGTTATTCTTTGATGCGGACAGCGTATTCTCCTTGTCAAAAGCCTTTTCTATTTGTCTTACGTCAGTGATTAGGTTTCTGAACTTTGCGTTATAGGCAGACATAAATGCGTTATCAACACCGCCCGCCGTCTTTCCTGCTTGCAAGTTTATAAGCTCATTACGGAAGTCCATAAGAGCTTTCTTTGCACGGTCAAGTTCGCCGGTATTAATGCCAGCATTGACATTCTTGATGCCGCTAATTTTGTTGAGTTCGATATTGACCTTCTGAAGAAGATGGAGATAGTTGAGGGCGTTCGACAACTGTTCTTTCATTTCCTTCTTCTTCTTTGGGTCTTGCTCTTTATTAATGCTAAGATTTAACGAATTAATCATGCCCTCAAGTCTCTGAACGTCTTTCAACATGCTATTCAGAGCCTTGTGGGAATTATCCTTTATTCCGAGCTGGAACCACAAATCGCCTAAATTTCCGCTTGCCATATCCTGAAATATTTATCGTTTAGATTTTGTTGTTTAAATAATCGGAAAGACTAATCTTCTTGCCGACAAGACTGCCTTCCTTCTCCTTCTTCTTCACCCAGTTATCCCAAAGGTCGTCCATCTCCTTTGCGGTGTGCTTGACACTACCGTCGGGGTTGCGCTTCTTGTCTTTCTTGTACACAATAATGGGCTGGTCTGCAACCATAAGGTCTATCTGTGCCGAAGTGTAGCCCCACCAGTAGTCGTATGCCTTGATGCCGTAGCGCGTGGCAAAGAGGAACGGGAACTTTTCGGCTAACGAGAAGGCTGCTCCCCAGCTTGTCCTGCTCGGGTAGCTTTCACTTCTTTCTTCGTCATCGTCATCGCCAGATCCGTCATCCCTGTCGCTAATATGGTAGTCAGCGAGCACACTACCAATGGTACTTTTTTTTTAGCTGCGTCAACGACCCTCAAGACCTCGATGGCATCCAAGTCCTTGATATAGTACAACCAACGCCAGTAAGCCCAGTAGAAGAAGCGCAGCTTCCAAAAATTATTAAGAAGAACGATGGCGCACAGCTTTACGCCGCGCTTCCACTCGTCTTCCTCATTCGCTGTGACGTGCGAAAACTTTCTTATCGAACCTCGTTTAAGCCAACCGATTTTGCGCTTCCTGCCCATGAACACAACCGCTTCGGGTTCCGCCTCCAATACGCTGTCAAGAGCTTTCTGCAACTCGTCGCTGGGTTGTTCTATCTTCTTTTCTTCCATGTTGTTTTCTTGATGTTAAGTCCTGTAAAAACAAAAGCGGAAAACCGCGACCCTTGATAAGTCCGCCGCTTTCCGCTTCATATTCGATTGCGTTACGCCGCTTTTTGCTTTAAGCTGCCGCCTTTGTAAGCCAAGCGATGCTCTTCTTGCCTGCGCCCTCGATAGAACCAGAGAACTTGAACGCAACAGGCTTGGTGCCAGTGTCGTCCCACTGCAAGGTGGCGTAGAGGGCGATGTTGGTGATGACCATGACGTTTGTCTTGGTATCGTCAACGATTGCGATTGTGCCCTGAATCTTGAACTTCTTAGGCTCAAGAGCAACGCCGGTAAAGCCAGTTGCCGCGTCGAGGTCTGTATCGCCGGTCTTCAAAGTAACCTTTGTAAGGTCGCTCACCGCATCGTTGCCGAACATCGCAGCGAGCAAATCCTTCGCCTTTGACGGAACAACGAACTCAACGTTGAAGTCACCAAGCTCGGAGGTTGTCGCCCAGTCGCCTGCAAGACCGATAACCTTGTAGTGGTTGATAGTCGGGTCTTCCATTGTCGCTTTCAGTGAGTCAACCTCAACAGGCAGTTCGAGGTCTGCTGTAATGTCGAGAGTAACCTTGCTGAGGTCTGTGATTGCCTTAGCGTACAAAAGTGTCTTAGGGCCTACAAAGATGTCCTTCAACTCTTCGATTTTCTTCATTGCCATAATTCAAAACTTTTTAGTTAAACCTTAATTTTTGTGTTTATTTGGTTCTTAACAAACCTTGCACTATCGTTACCGAGAAACCGTCGCCGTCGTCCGTTTGCAGAGTGACGCGAGGCTTGGTCACGATGATGTTGTCTGTTGAGATTGGAAACTTTGTCATTACCGCACCGACTTTTTCAGATACCGCAGATACGTTTAACGTATTGGGGTTCCTGGCGGATGTCTTGTCACGGACATATATCTCTATCTGCGCGGTAGTCGTATAGTCGTTGAAACTGCCGTCGTCGTTCATCTCATTGTTATAGATGCTCGACGGGAAAGACACAACGATATAGCTGTCGGGCCTGTCGCAGACAGACTTCGGGCGGTTTCTTGGATAAACCTTGTCACAGATGCCTTTTACGGCATTGCCGACATCGTAGTATAGTGTCTTTATGCTTATCATATATAGCAAATTTTTTCAATCTGCGGCATGGCGTCGCGTACACTGGTCAAGACATCGTGCCCCATCTTGTCTTGCACATAGTCCGCGTAAACCATTGGCGCAACGACAATAAGAGAGTATGTGTCCCTTTTCCACGGTTTCACCGACTTCAATTTCTGAATAGCAGCTTGTCTTCCATCAACACGTCCGGGACCGATATTGCCTATATACTTGCCGGGTTCTCCACTCTTGGTCGGGAAGATTGGTACATCATCCCACCATCGTGTTACAGACAATTTTTCTCCGGGACTGAGAGATACTCTTACTGGCTTTTCTATCCCCATGTCCGCAGCACCAACAACCCTAACAAGTTCGCCTCTGTAGTAAATACCGACAGCAAACGAGTTTATGAGGTTTCCTGTAACAGAAATGAAATCTCTTTCAGCATACGCTGTCCTTAACACCTCTGTGGCCATCTTCTCCATGTTTTCGAGCATCATCTCTTTTGTGTACTCTTTCACATTTCTGAAAAGACGGAAAAAGAGCTGGTCTGAATATTTGCCGTGAACTGATTTTAAAACCGCCATACGCTAAACCCTTGTAAAGTCCCAATAAACAACAGTTCTATTATTGTCAGGCTCGCAGTCCTTCACCATTCCGACCTCGGTGTTGTTGCCGACCGTTGCGTAAATCATGTCGCCATCAAGAGGACATCTGCCGGCATCCCATTCGTCATATCTGACAGGAATTGATGCCTTCCTCTTGTTCTCGTCAACATTCTTGCCGCCCTCGGTAGTCGTATCGGTATAGCTGCGGCCCTCGCCTTCGTAGATTACAATCTCCGTATCCTCGCCGACCTTTGCGTCGTCATCCGCGAACGGGTCGTTCTCGTCCGCCTTGCCGACAAGCACCCTGACGATTTTTATCGTGTGAGGGTATCTCGGGTTCCTGATATTTGCCTTTCTCATACTTCCTTATTTTATAATGTGAGGAAGCGGGCATCCGAACGCCGAAATGTCGGCACGCTTCACGCCATGAGAGGTTATTCTGAACGACGACTTCTTCTTTAACATCGAACCTGGCTCAAGCTCCGCATAGATTGCGTTGGCTTCCGCCTTGAGCTCAGCACGGTCGCGCTCGGATATTTCAAAACCACCTTCCGTATGGCTCCATCCGTTATCAGAGTCGGAAGTGTTGTTCATCTTGCTCGGGCCGAGAACAAGCCATTTTAGAATGTCTGCATAGGCAAGGCGAACATCGGCGGGATTGGCGTCTACATACGCCATGTTTCCGTCCAGCGCTCTTTCAATGAGGATTGTACGCACCGTGTCCTCGGGTATGCTGAAACGTACCTTGCTGAACAGTGCGTCCTCCAGTGTGTGAATCTTGTTGCCTTTATCCATAATGCCTATTCTGTCGTTAAATTCAGAGATTGTTTACGCTATCCGTCCAAGTGCAGCCGATTGCAGCTACAGGAGGACGGATAGCTTTTGTGTTTAGGCAGCTACGCCTTCGCCCTTCTTGGTGATGTCGATAATCCAACGGTACGGGAAGTCGAGCATCGCCGGTACTGCGGCAAACATGAGGTCGGTATGCCACTCCATGTAGTCGCCGTTGGCGATTGTAGAGTTGCAGAGCAGGCCGAGACCCTTGTTCGTCTGCGCGAACACCTTCTGAACGATATTGGTTCCGTACTTCTCGAACATCGGCTTGTCAGCAACCTGCTTGCGCTCGTACTCGAAAGCATTACCGGCAGGACGGAGAACAACGATGTTGTCATCCCAGCCCTTAACCTTGACAACCGAGCCGTCGAACTTGAGGTTGCGCTCCTCCTCGTCGATAATCTCGATGCGTGAGATACCCTGGATGTCGGCGAACGCCTTGAGGAACATCTCTGTGTTCACGCCGTAGTCCTCAACATAAGCAACGTAGTGGACCTTGCACCAGTTGATGTACAGCTCCTTAATCTGCTTGTTGCCAAGGAAGGTGTTGTAGAAGGTGTCGTAGGTCATCTGCCATACGAGGGCAAGGCGGTTCTGACCGAACTCCTTGCGCCACTCGCTCTCAATTTTGCGCATCTGTTCGAGGATGTTGCATTCAGCGTTAGCCCATTCGAGCTTGCCGCACTTTCTGAAATTCTCCTTCGGAATTGGCACCTTGTGAAGCGGAATCTGGATACCGCGGGCGATGCCTGTATAGTCAAGCTCGCCGGTTGTAGCCAGCTTTGCAACCATGTAGTTCATGGTCATGTCGAGAGAGTCCATCAACTCCTGGGTGTCATTGCGCCACTGCTTTACGAGGTCGCTGTCGTTACCAAACTCCTCAAACTGCTTCTCGCGGTAGTTGCGCTCCTCTGCGGTTTCCTTGAAGCCGTCGGTAATGAAGTCGGGAATAGTGGCAGAATAAACTGCCAATGCACCCTTGTCCTTCTGGAATGAACCTGCGAGCGGAGCACGGAGGTTGGCGAGCGTTGCAGCGTGCAAAGCGGATGCCTCCACTGAGAATGTAGCCACGCCCTTATGGTTGGTAGGCGTGAGGTCGGGCGCGATAGTACCCTGCGTGAGATACCAGCCGTACTTTACATGGAAGATGTCCTTCGTGTCGATAAACTTCTGCAAGTATCTTGTATTCTCTGGGTCGCTGAAGAAACGCGCCTTTCGGGAATTATTAAAATCAAACTTTGGCATATCTTTTCGTTTTTGTGTTGTGTGTTTTTCCGATTAGTTCTCTGCGTACCACCACTCTGCGTAGCGGCTCTTGTTCATCGCCTCTACAGCCGGTGGAATCGGACTCATGCGTGACTTCCACATAACCACGTCAGTGCCGAGCAGACAGAAGTCGTTGAGGTAGCGCGGAGCATAGAACTTGTCACTGCCAGCCAATGCGTGGAACGGCATGTCAACGTCGCATGGAGCGAAGCAGTTCGGATTTGTAACCATAGCAGAAACAGTTGCGCCTGCCTTTTCCGCCTCCACGAGAACCGTACCGACGGTAAGAGAGCCGAGAGTTTCTGCGAGTGTAACCTTCCAAACATCCTTGCCGTCCTGCACGTCATTTTCAACCGCAGTAACGAGCACACCCTTACCCTTTGTCTTGAAGTCCTTCGGACCAACCATGAGATTGTCACCCACAAACGGAATGTGGTGATAGCCGTCGCGTGTGATGTAGATGGCTGTATCCGTAGCAGCGGTGGTAGCCTTAGCCACCTCATAACTCTTGAGCACCTTGATTGTGCCGCCGCTGTTGTCCGCAAAGCCGAGGCTGTGCTCGATGAGGTCGCCGGCATAAATCTTGGCTGGGCCAGGGAACGGGTTTTTCAGGACACCGCCAATCGGAGGGCGACGGAACGCTTCCTTAACGGCGCCAGGCAGGTCAACAAACACATGACGCTGACCGCCGATAGTCATTTCTGACTGCAAGATTACAGCGCCGGTAGCATTGACTGCACCCTGCGCCATCATCTGTCCGTAGTAATCCTTGTTGTTATCCATAACTTTTTACCTTAAAATTAAAATGTTTACTTTTCTTTCGGTTCGATGATGTCAGCCCACTCGTCGTCACGGATTGTCTTGCCGCCGCCAGAAGAAGAGCCGCTGCCCTTGTGCGGTATCGCGGTGTTGCCTGTAGCACGCTTGAAGTCGGTAGTGTAAATACCCTCTGCCTTTGAAACCAGGTCGATTACATCGGCATCCTTGTCGGGAATTTCAAGTTTGGAGATTGCTGTGTCAAGAAAGAAATCGTTAAGTTCGAGCTTTGCCTTGTCAAACTTATCCTTCAAGCCCTTTCTGACCGCTTCGATTGTAGCGGCTCTTGATGCCTTCTTGTCGCGCTCCTCGTTAGCCTTTTCGAGGGCTTCGATCTTTGCGAGCAGCTTGTCGTACTTGTCATCAGGCTTGCCTTCCTCTTCCTTCTTGCCGTTGCGCTCCTCCTCTTCCTTCTTCTTGCGCTCGGCTTCCTCTCTGCTTTTCTTAATCTCGTCAGAGACATTCTTGTGCAGATTGCCGTCCATGCGCTTGAGTCGGTTTGCCACCTTGGTGACTATCTTGGCGTTCGCAGCCTCGTCGTCACCAAATTCGTCCAGTACATCATTAAGTTCTTCGTTAATGGTCTTCTGGCTAAGTGCTTTGAACTTGGTGGTATCAACCTCCTTGTTCACCAATGAAAGCAGTTCTTCTACTGTCATATATAAAAGTTTTTGTGTTGGTTTTCGGTAGTTCTTCTACCATTAATGTATAAATATACGTTTTTCTTTCGCAAAAATATGAATAAATATACAATTAACCAAATATTTTCGATATATTTGCATAAATATTTTGTATATATATGCAGAAAAGTTGTTTTTCAGGGTTGAAATTGGATAACGGAGAGCCTGTTTACACTCAAGAGTACATTCAATCACTAAGAGATAAAGACAAGAAGCATCCCGACAGGTTGAAGATTATCGCTCAACGTGGCGGACAGGAGCGTATGCTTGCCATTGATGCTGATATTAAGATAGTCGGAGGCTCGCGAGGAGGGCCACTCGATGAGAATACGATGGTTTTAACGTCCAGGGGTTTCGTTAAAATCAAGGAGCTGAAATATGGGGATACCGTAATCGGTTCGGACGGGAAAGGACATCGTGTTTTGGGACTCCTCGCTTATCCGAAAAGAGATTGTTACGAGATCACACTATCCGACGGAGCGAAGATAACTTGCTCTGACGACCATATTTGGAACGTTTACATTGACGGAAGCAGACGGTGTATGCCTCATCTCGCTTGCGAGATTGAGAAATATATCGCCGACGGATACGACATAACCATTCCGTGCGTCAAGCCAGTGGAATTTGATGAAAGCTACGGACTCGCTTCTATCAGTGAAAGAATGTCTACACTCGAAAGACTTATCAGTAATACGGGAAGAAAGAGCGGCGAGTATTGGTGCAAAAAATACCGCACTTCCAAGCAGGCTACCGACTTTAAGTATTTGGTTGATAGTTTAGGTTCGGTGTGTTATGTGCGAAAAACAGCGAAAAAGAAATGGTCGGTTAGGTTCAACTATAAGAAAAAGGAACTTGTAAGGCGTATCGTAAGCTGCAAGAAAATCGGAAAGAGGAATTGTTGTTGCATTGCCGTAGACAACCCGGATGCACTGTTTGTAGTCGAAGACTTCATAGTCACCCACAATTCCAAGTCCTTCTCTTCTCTCATGGAGGTACTGAAAGATATTAAGAATCCAGACTTCCATGCAACAATCCTGCGTAACGAGAAGGATGACCTTCAGTCGCTTGTAACGGACTCGTACAAGCTCTTCTCGCAGTTCGGCACATACAACAAGTCGCAGAATGATATGACATGGAACTTCACCAACGGAGGATGGCTAAAATTCTCATACTACGCAGGCTCGTACCAGGACTTAAAGACCCGCTTTCAGGGCCGTCAGTTCGCATACGTGTGCATCGACGAAGGAACCCAGTGTCCGTACAAGAAGTTCAAGTATCTGCTTACCAACAACCGTAACGCCTCGCAAATCCGCAACCGCTTCTGGATAACGTGCAACCCTGATCCTGAGTCGTGGGTGCGCAAATTCATAGACTGGTGGGTAGACGAGGACGGATACATTATCCCCGAGCGTGACGGAGTCATACGCTACTGCTTCATGGACGGAGATACGCCGGACTCAATCTATTGGGGAGACACACGAGAAGAAGTCTACGAACAATGCAGCGGCATCATTGACAAGCTATGGAAGGACAGCTATGCTGAACTCGGATATACCAAGCTCGAAATGTTCATCAAATCCGCCACGTTCATTCGTGCCGACGTATCGGAAAACATCAAACTTATCTCTACCGACGCGTCATATCTCGCCAACCTCGCGCAGCAGGACGAGGAGCAGCGTATGCGCGACCTCGAAGCCAACTGGAACTGGAAGTCCGCAGGCGACGACATGATAAAGATGGCAGACCTCGAAGAAATATTCGACAATGCCGTACAGGTCGGAGATGGAGTGCGGCGCGCGTCCGCCGACATTGCCTTCACCGGCGGCGACAACTTTGTGATGTGGCTGTGGGAGGGATGGCATTGCAAAGACCTTGTAGTAATGCGCATCGACTCCCAAACGCTCGTATCTGCGGTGCAGGCGAAGCTGCGTGAATGGGGAGTGGAGGAGTGTAACTTCACTTACGACTTGCAGGGTATCGGCCAGTATTTCAAAGGCTTCTTTGCCGATGCCGTACCATTCAATAACCAGGCGACTCCTATTCCTGCCAATCGCCAAGAAGAGAAAGGAATCAAGTACTTATACAAGGACTTAAAGTCTCAATGCGCTTGGTTATTCTACAAGATGGTGAAAGAGAAGAAAATATCCATCGACTCGCAGCTGTTGGAACGAAAGTATTCGGGTGACGGATTCGATAAAGTCCCCCTCAGACAAATTCTCCAAAAGGAGCGAAAGATGCTCCGACGTGACGAGGACGGAGATGATAGGGGATTCAAACTTATGCCCAAAAAAAAGGCAAAGAAATATGTGGGCCATTCGCCTGACTTCTTCGAGTCGTGGCTGTACATAATGATTTTCAGCTTAACTAAAAAGAAACACAAAAAGATAAAAGGACTATGGATGCTTTGAACAATGTAAAAAACGTGCGGGAGCTGCTCGTCCGAAAGCCGTTTTACGAAGTGACCCCGAAGGGTTATATGAAACACGGAATTATCGACCGTGAGTTTTCCGAGAATGAAGACCCTTGTATGCCTGCGGATGTGCTGTACCGCAACATCAAGACGCAGCAGGACTTCCTGCGCGAGTTCTATCCGTCAGGACACAGGATTTGCGACCCACAGCAATATCCCGACATCTGGAAGAAAAACCCCGAGACTGGACTTTGGTGCGTGCAGAAAATTCAGCGCACCGCGTTTGCCTTCCAGCAGGTGATTTGGACTAAGCACGTTCTTCATGTGACTGGCAACGATATTCAGTTCGAGCTTGCGGAGGGAACCGAAGAAGGTAGCGAAGAGAAACTACAAGGACTGCTCACGAAATACAGGAAGGGCTGGCTCATGCACGATATGGAGGTACGCTTTTTCGAGGCGGTATCCGCATATATGAAGGTTGCAGACTGTGCCATTGTAGGCTATTTCGACGGCGACGGCAAATTCGGAACGAGAACGCTCTCGTTCGACCGTGGCGACACGCTGTTTCCGAGATACGACCCGCTTACCGGCGAACTGATTGCGTTTGCACGCAAGTATGTGGACTACGACGAGGAAGGAGAGGAGCGCATCGAGTGGGTTGAAGCATGGGATAAGGAAAAGTTCTTCCGCTTCAAGAAAGACCTGTCGGGAGGCACTGCGAGAAATGCCATTAGAAAGGTTGCGTCAATCTTCGGCGCGTCCGAATATGCCTGCGTCGAAGAGAAACGACACGGTTTCCCGTTCATACCTGTAGCATACGCCCGCAACGAGGACGGCCCTTGCTGGTCTGCCGTACAGCGCAATATTGAGGATTATGAGGAGGCGTTCTCGTATCTCTGCGAGAACAACAAGGCGTATGCCTTCCCGATACTTACGCTTACAGGAGAGGGCGATGAGATAGAGATAAAGGGAGATACCAACGGCGCTGCTAAGACGATCATGATTACCGACACGGACGGCAAGGCGGAGTTCCTCAACGGCACGGACGCGTCAAACGCCTTCGCTACACAGCTCAACAAGTCTTATGACCTCATCTACGAGCTTTCGTTTACCGTAAAGCCGCCCGAACTCAAATCGGGAGACCTGCCGGGCGTTGCAATCAAGCTGCTGTATTCTCCGGCCCTCGAAGCTGCCATGAACGACGCGCAGAGATTGCAGCCATTCCTCGACCAGTTGGTGCGTATAACTAAGTTTGGCATCGGAACGGAGAACAACTGCATGGCCTCAATGGTCGCACTGCCAGTTAATGCGTGGATTGAGAGCTATATCCATCAGAACGACACTGAGCTTATCACTAACCTGGCCACTGCGGTTCAGAACAAATTTCTCTCGAAGCAGACTGCTTCTGAGCGCAATTCCAAGTTCTCGAAGAACGACGAGTTTACTCGTATCATGCGCGAGCAGAAAGAGGAAGACCAGCAGGATTTGCTCATCGACATCCAACGCCAGGAGGCGCAGGTTGAGAACAACATCGAGCAGGAGGAAGCGCTTGCAAAAATTAACAATCAGCAGCCTGGCGACGACATCAATACAGGTCGTGGCAAAAAAGGCAGACCGAAGAGGTCTGACAAGGCATGGGACGAGAACGGCAATTACCCTGGCCGCAACAACTGGGATAAGAATCTAAGAAAGTAATTTATGGAGTCACGAGAATACGCACTTAACAGAACGAAAGCGCAGATAGCCTGCGAGTCACGCGTGCAAAAGCGGCTGTTTAAGGTTGCCCGTGAGATAGTGTCGCTCGCTTCCAAATACAGGAGGGGAGCGACACTGACAAACGAGAACGGGTTTATTGCAGCCTCACAGCGCATTGCGTTAGGCGTTGCTGACGGAATAGAAAGCGACATCGCCGTCTGCGCCAAGACCGCGTGCTCGATATTGAATATCGGCACGGATAGCACGGAAGCCTTTCTTGTGTCAAAGGTGTTCGGCAGGACATCAATGGAGCGAACCACCAGTTATCTGAAAAACTTTGCGGAGGACATGGTGCGTATGTGCAAGGCCGGCGTATTGATGAAATACACTGACTCACAGCTCATGTCCGCAATACGTACTGGATATAAAGACCCGTACACCACGTCCGTAATCACGAAGGCAAGAAAGGAGGATATAAACATCGCCACGCCTTCATACGGCAAGGGCGTATTTCATTCGGCGTATCAGAATATCGTCCGCAACGCGCGACAAATGGTCGCCGTCGCATGGGGCAGAGCCGAACAGCAGTACGGCAAGGAACATGGGGCGATAGGCTACTACATCTTTCGAGGAAGTTCGTATCCATGCGCGCACTGCGATGATGAGACGACGTATCTGCACCACTTCGGAGACCCGTTCCCACCGCTGCACTACCGGTGCGTTTGCTATGTTAAATTTGTTTACAAAAAAGAGGAGGAGTAATTATGTCAGAATACACATTGTCTGCCTATATGTACAAGTTGAAAAAGCAGTACAACATGGCGGATATTTCATATCTTATATATGCCGACCTGCGTGCGGCAGGTTGGGGTAAAGGCGACGCTTGGAATGTAGCTTTCCAAGGCCAGGGCCTAAACTGGGCCAAAGCTGAACTGCTTCGCGAGATTGAGAAGCTCGAAGCACTCGACTCAGTTCAGGCGCGCATTGCGGATGTACAGGGCACAAACTCGCCGAAGAACGACGAGATAACCGCGGAGGAACTTGCAAAGGAGACTTCAAAGGAATCCATCCTGCGCAAGCTGGTAGCTGCTGAAAAGAAAGCCAAGAAAGGCTCTCCTGACTGGCTGAAGATTGTGTCGCTTGAGGCGGACTATAACAAAATCAAGCAGGATGAGATAGATGTGGAGAACAATACTTGTCACTACTATTTACCAATCAACTATCCCACTTCGTGCAAAAATTGCCTTCTTTATAAAAACAAGAAAGATAAATAAATACAGGAATAGCCTCGCAGCAAAGAAATTACTGCAAGGCTATTCCTGTTTCTACTTGTACTTCTTGCCGGCAACCTTTTCAAGCGTTGCCACAAACGTTTCTTCAATCAAACTGTCATTGAAGGTCGGCAGAAAAACCTCTTCTGGAAGTGCCTTTCTTTCTGCCGTCTCCATGATGATACGCAGGCCCATTTCGAGAGCATACTTATCTTCGATGATTTTAATGATACACTCTTCCATAACTATCTCTGTTTACTCTTCTTTCTTTGCAGGCAGGTCGTCCTTGATAAAGCTGTATTCCTGCGTCTCTTCCGCACTCTTCATGTTGGATATGAGGAAGTGCTCCGCAAGGTCTGCTTCCGTGATGCCGTATGTCTCGTAGATAACTCCGCTTGGCGTGCGCTTCTTGTAGAACTTGCAGGAGTTCCACATCACTCTGCCAAACTTCTGCTGTGACGGTATCTCCTTTTCCTCAAGATTGTTATCCTCACAGAACTGTCTGAAGCTGTCATACAGCGTCTTGGCGTTTATCCAAACTGGTATCTCGCCCTTCGTTCCCTTGTCACAGCGTATCTCATACGCCTTGAGCCATGCCAGCACGGGCTGCGTGCCGAGATATGAAAGAATGAGCTGCTTGCGCGAACCTTCCGCAGACGGAAACTGAAACTTACGCTCTCTCAACATACGCTCGCCTTTAAGAACCCAGTTGAACACACCTGAAAGCTCCTCCTTGATAATCTCCGCAGCAAGACGAGGGTTCTGCTTCTCTTTCGGGATGGTAACGTCAAAGCTGACGTACTGCAAGCGTCGGATAAAGCCGAGCGTAACATCCTCTGGGAAAGGAAGCTCGTTGAGATTGAAGATGAGATATGGAAGACTCTTTGACTCCAGTACGTTCTCACCCAGTTTTCTGTACGGTACAGGCTCGCCGCTTACAAGGCGCTTAAACATACCTGTGTTCTTGCGTCCGAACTTCTTCGGGTCGGAGTCAGAAGACCAGTTGAAGATGGCGTTACGGATAGGGTAGCGCCCTCTCATGCCCTCGTCACCGTCAGCGGTAAGTTCCGCATAGTCCATTTTTGATATGCGGTCTTTGCCGAACAGGGCACACATGACCTCGAAAATAACACTCTTTCCGTTTGCTCCGCTACCGATAAGCATAAGGCACAGCTCTATTTTGTCGGACATCTTTCCTTCATACGGGTTGTATGCGTCACCGCGCTGCACCAAGCCGAGTCCCATGAACATCTGCAAGATGTCACGCGAGTCCTTGTCGGGCAGCACATCAAGCAGAAATCTCTCCCATTTCTTGCACTTCGCTTTCGGATCGAAGTTGTACGGATGATAGTAAGTCACATGATAATGCGGAGAGAATGGCATCGCCGTAGGAGCCACACGCGCAATACCGAAGTCAACGACACCGTTGGCGAACGCCACAACATCGAACTGCGGAACAAGCACGTTGTAGTTCTTGATTGTGTCGATGAACGACTCCTTTCTGATTGTGGAACGACCGAGCACGGGTGCTATGAACAAGTCCTCCATAAGCAACTGGTAAGCCTGCTCCACAACAATCGGCTCCACCACCTCGTATATTTTTCCGTTGAACGTATAGAACGCTCCTGCAAAATATTTTACAGGGCAGTCCTTGGCAAGTTCCCTGATACTCTTGCAAAAGCCCACCAGGAGCCTGTTCCAGCTCTCGCTGTTCACCTTGCCCCAGTCGGTTCTGTACATACCGAAGCCGTACTTCGCGTCTGCACTCAACGCCTTCAACTGCCCGTACAGCGAATCTATCGCCTCACCACTACTTCTTTTCATTCTTCCTTCTCCTTGTGTTTTTCTCTAATTGTGACATCACCTCGCGTCTTTCTGACCCTGCCGCCGTGCAGATAGACGAAAGCCTTTGCACCCTCTTCGCAATACACTTCCACCTCCGCATTGTCGTACATGTTGATAAACGCTCTCGCAAGGCCGTTTACAAATACAGTCGCCTCGCAGTCATGCCTTACATATATGTCGCCGCAGCTCTTGCCGGAGTAGGTCAGTCCTGCGACGCACTCTCCGTTTAATATCACCGTCGGCTTGTCGTCCGCAAGCACGTTCTCGTCCACGTACACGCCGTGGTCGTGAATGACATCTCCGAACTCCTTCCGTATCACTTCGCACGACGGAAAGTTGTGTTCTATGCAGAAGTCAATGCCTCTGACAAACTTCTCGACAAGCTCGTCTTTCGACGTGCCGTCGGCCCATTCGTCAGTCCATTGCTGGCACAGACCCAAGCCGACCGCCTCCGACTTCATCTTAGCCGAAAGCTTCTCTGTCTTTCTGTCCGCCATATTTATTCCTTATCCTGCTTTGTGTTTCGTTCGATATACTCGCTCATGGCTTTCAGCTTTGCGGTCTGGTACTCCGCATCACCGACAACGGTAGTATCAACGAACATGCCGGTAAAGATAGCCTCTGCGTTCTTGCCTTCCGTTCCGTGAGTGCGCCAATCGCCTTTCTCGTCACGAACCATGCCGAGCGCGTCGATTGCCTCGAACATCGTCGTGCCGATGCCGAACTCCACCTTCCATCCGCCGCCGACCGTTTCGACACAAATGTACGGAAGCGAGCCTCGTGTCAGATGCTTGCGGACATCCTCACGGATACCTTCCTTGTCGCGGAGTTCCTTCAACTCCTGCTTGCTCAGACTGCGCGACTTCTTTGTAACTACAAAATTGCCGCAATATAACTTCTTTCCAAAATCCATATCTATACTTATTTAGTTAAACAATGTTTTTATCCTCTCTAAAGGCATTTTCTTCGCCCGTATTCGCATATCAGCGTTGCGTCGCACTTGTTATCGTCTACGTTCTTGCACTTGCTTGTACGCCTAAAATCTTCGGTCGGAAACAGTCGTCTTGCGGCGTTGATGGATGTCGCCTTGTTGTCAGTGCTTTTCTTTCCGCAATAACTCTTGACAACCTTATCGTGACTTATCCAAATCTCCTTCTGCCAAGTCTTCGGAGGTACAAGATGATAGGGTATCTCAAGCGCAATCAACAGACCTTGCAGTACTCCGAACGTTTCTCCGAACGAGAATGTGGACTTTGCCGACGAACCGAAGATGGCATGTATCTCCTCCATACAGCACACGCAACTTTCCTCACACACCGTCTTGATGTTTTTCAGAAACAGCGCAATATCGTGATAATCGCGGTCCTGCAAGGAGCAATACTCACGCGTGCCGTCAGGGTGCATTACTGCTATGAAACCCTTTGAGCCAGGGTCTATGCCGATGTATGTCTTGTTTGCCATATTATTTTACTCCTGTTGAATTAAAACCGTTGTCGCCACGCTTCTTGTCATTATTTTCTTTGTCATCATTTTCTTCTTTTTTGATGACACCGCTAACAAGTTCCGTGTTCGGTATATCCACGATACGCATCTGCGCAATCTTCGTGCCGGCTGGGATAATGATGTTCTTTGACAGATAACTGCCTATTCCAAAGGTTTTTACGATTGCGTTCACCTCGCCAGTATAGCCGCTATCTATCAAGCCAAGTTTAACATCGGCATCAATGCGGACTTCGACAAACTCTCCTTCGAAGTGCTCTCTTCGGGCGTACAATCCCTTGGAAGACATACCGCTTCTTGGCTGTATCACCGCAGCGAGGTGTTTCGGGAGCTGTATCTTGAAGCCGAGAGGTATCATACATCGGTCCCAATCGTACACCTTCACGTCTTCCTTTGTAAACACATCATACGCTGCGTCGGCATCGTGTGCCTTTTCGGGCATCCTGCCGCCGCAAAGTTCTATTACTATCTTCTCTTTTTCCATTTTATTTTTGTTTATTATTTCTTACCGTTCCACTTTACAAACTCCTCACAAGCCTCATCTTCGCCCATAACGAACGTGTAGAGGTCTTTGGCGAGGCAATAGGGTGCGCTGTCTGCATCCTCGTCCGCGAACATCGCGCAGTCTTTGCACTTGTACTTACATTTATCTGTCATGTGTTTATAGTTTAGCCAAATATTTCAAAATAAGAGGTGTACTAATAAAAACCGTGATGTCTCCAGAAGCTGTGCAGTCGGCATATATTTCGTAGGTACTGCGCAACCTCGTATATTCTCTTTGTACGCTTAGATAAAATGGAGTTGGGATGGGAATGCGACTAAACCACTCCGCATTGCCAAGATCCTCGCCGCACTTATGCAAGAACCAGCCATCCTTGACTTTGGTTATTTCTTCGTTCAAAAAGAAGATGCCACCCCTCTTGATTTGCCCGAGTGCAAATAAGTACCTGTTGCCGGCAGCCTCATCCCACAATGTTTGTGGGGGCGAGCTGCTTAATTCCTCTACTGTCTTTCCCATATCCAATACGTTACTCGAAAATATCGGCGTTCAATGTATGGTTTATAGCAGCGAACAATTTGTCACGCACATCTTCGCGTGACCATTCCACTTTTTCAGCGACTTCTTCAATGGTCACACATGCGAAAGCGGTGAGGGCTTCCATGATTTCCAATGGTGTTGCACCGTCTATTGCATCTTTCGCCTTAATCATCCCTTGCATCAGGGGAAGTTCCTTTCCAAAATTTCTCATATCTTCATCTCCTTTCTTAATTATACGCTATCTTCCTTTATGTTGTATTTTTGATAGAAATCACGGCAAAAGAAGTTGTTTACACGCTCTTTTAGACTATCAGGAACTTTTGCAGACCAATCATGATCCTTAGTCCTTTCAAAAGCGATAGTGTTGTGCAAATCTACCATCTCCTGCCAGTCGGTATCGTCAAGCGTAATTTCTGTTGTATGTTTCTCAATGTAATCAACAGTAAGAACAGCTTGAGAACCAAACACCTCTTTGCTATAAAAAGAGCATGTAACAAGATTGTTGTTCTCAAATTCTTCTATTTGCATCAAACCCGCAGGAATCTTTAGAAGGATTTTACTATTAGGAATTTCCACAACACCCTCGCAGTTGTTCCAGAATATCAACCTCTTTTTTATCCTTGACTTCTCTATCATAAGCTATTTATTTTTTGTTATTCATCATACGAAAAGCTCTGTCGGCCATAACACTTTGTGGGTTATGAAAAAGGATAAAATAGAAATTGCCATGTTCTTTTGTGTGAACCGTATGCAATCCACAATCCTTAATAAAACCATCATCACCAATGCAAGGATCCAATAACTCGCGAATTGCGCTATTGCAGCTTGGTTGAACTATAATAACGCCACCCGTTTCTCGAAGTTCTTCAAGTTTCTTCCATTGAGTTTCGATATTTTCGTCTCCATAGAACAAATCATAACCATAAGGTTCTGTGATTTCGCTATCAATGCACATTCCCAAAGGAATCTCAATTACTATAATCGGTTTCATAAGCTATATCCTTCTGCAATTAAACCCCCAAAATAATACAAAAGCACACCGTAAACTTTCATTTCTGCTTCCGAAAGTTGCTTAAAGCACTCAAAGTCACAGTCCTTATTTACATAAGCCCTAATTGGAGGTGCAAACCTTTTTTGCTTAACTGCTATTGTATATTCCGATTTGTGTGGAAAAACAGAATCCATATCCTCAATAACTGAGCATATAACCATTCCGTCCTCTCTGACTTCCGCATAACTTTCTATTTGCTGCTTTAGCTTTCCGACGGAATTATTTAGAAAAACTCTATGGGAGCAAGGTAAATGTCACCAAGTTTTAATTTTTCATTTTTATCCATAAGCTACTCCTCCTTGTCTTTGATTTCTATAAAATCACCGACTCCCAAACGAGCGTTGTTGATACAATTACATATCCAACCCATAAGGTATGCCTGGTGCTCATTTCTGCCGTTATACATCCTTTCCAAGTCGCACGCATCGTTGATAGACGATAGAACATGATATGCCTCATGGCAGATATTTTTCATAGTCATATCCTTCTTCTTTGGAAAGACAACGAGATTACCGAAGTATTTCCCTGCCTTACTCATACATTCGTCATAAACCATACCTCCGTAGTTTCCTTCGCTCATAGGCTCGCCGTTGTGAACAAGAGGCTCGCCTTTCATGTTGGTAAAGCATTTGTCTATTTCTTCTTCCGATGTATTGTACATCACCCAAAGTTTCCTTGGGTAAATCTGCGGTGTATATTCGTAATATCCTTTCTTTTTCATAATTCACGAATCAGCTTAGTTATACGCTTGTATTCCTTAATGATTGGAGCATCAAACCATTCTGTTTTAACGATATATGTTCTACCCTGTTTTATAACTCCAACGAGTTGGGCATTACCCCAGACTCCATACAAATCTATACGATACGCTCCCTTATCTGTAGCCACAAGATAATAGGTCTCTGTACCAAACGATTCTTTGTTACCAGACGTTTCTACGATTTTATCGACAGAGTAAACCGTAATAGTGTCGTACAACTTACGATTGCCTCCTTGGAATCTCTGACTCCTGCTACACAATGCCAATAGCGACACCACCGCAACTAATGCAAATAATAAAAACTTCTTCATATCTCAACTATTTTATTTTAACTATGTCAACTATTTCTATTGGCGCAATAGATTTGATATAATGATACCCTAACGGATCTGTATAGTTCAAGCTATTCCACCCTCTCCCGACACGAACATACGGAACCCTGCATGTACGGATGTTTATGCTATCCGCTTTGTCAGGGTAATGGATAACAATGGTTGCAGAATACCATACCGTATCGTCTTTAACAAATCCGCCGTTCTTGTATTTTTCACTTTGCCAAATAACAAAACCAAAGATTAAAACCGCTAAGGCAAAAAGTGATAAAAAACACATTTCTGCACTCCAGTCATTCAACCATCTTTTCACGTTCATATCCTCAATATTTATTTGTGCAACCTTCCGATATGCCACTTAGAGCACAGTTCGCAGAAATACGGACGTTCTCCCATTGTTTTCAGCTTCGGGTTCTGCTCAAGAAACTCCCATGCCTCATCCTCGGTATCGTAGCCAACCTTCTGCTTCCACGAACTGCCCTTGCGAGTCCAATGTCTTGCGTCGGGATGCAGGGTGGAGTAGGGTGCTTTGTTGCGGTATCTGTTTTTGCTCATATCCATTTTACGGTTGTTTCTCCGTTGTAACCTTTCTCCCATACAAACCATGCGTAGCTGACTGCACTACCCCCCCATTGCGCATTGCAGCGAACTTGCCGTTCTTTGCACACAGCACTCTCTTTGAGAATTGCAGTACGTACTTAGGCGGCGTGTTCTTATAGAGCCTCTCGTAGCGTTTCTGACCCTCCAGGAATGTTGTCTTGAGAAACATCACACACAAACCTCCGTCGGGAAGCAAGTCAAGCGAGTGCTGCACGAACTCCAGTGCGTACTTGTAGGGTGGATTAGTCAGTATGCACTTGCAGCCGTCGGGCATCGTATCCGCTTTAAAGAAGTCCTGCACACCGCCGTAGCCTCGGTCTATAAGGTCGGTGCTCACAACATCGTATCCGAACTCAATAAGACGCTCTGACAAGCATCCAGTACCACAAGCGCACTCCCATATCTTCTTCGGCAAAGAGAAGGACTTTAAGAGCTTGTCTATAGCCTCGGGCGATGTGCTGTAGAAGTCGTGCTCCTCACGCTCCTTGTCCGTGTGATTGCTCGCACCGATTGTTATGAAGGTGCTCTTGCCGTTTCCGTTCCAGTCCTTAGTCATTGCTCAACCTGTTTGTAACCCAAATCATTAAGTGTCCTGCGGATAAAATCCATTCCCTTTTGATAGACGAGTGTCTTGATGCTAATTTTCACGCCGTCATGCGTTGTGTATTTCTGTTCTATCGTGCGGAAATATCCACAGTCAACATACTTCTGATATGGGAGATTGTTCCACATGAGTATTTTCGCGTTGCGCAGAATTTCAAACAACTTGTTTCTGCCGATGTTTTTGAAGTGGAGTGTATTCGCAGCAGCCTTGATGTCGATGGCGGTCTTGCTTTCAGCCACTGCTTCAAAGAACTCTACTTTCGGCTTCTGCATCTCAAGCTGCTTCTGCTGTGCTTCTATCTGCTCCTGCTGCTTGGCAGCAAGCATAAGAGCCTGGGCAAATGACTGAGGAACACCTGAACTCTGACGTATCTGTTGCTCCATAGCGTTGAAGGCGTTTATGTATTCCAACTTGAAAGACAAAGCCTTCGCACCGGTAAAGCCCATAGCAAGCAGTGTAAAGCCGTCACGGTTCATAACGTACATTGGGATTTTCTTAACACCACCGGCAGGCATAGGCTGTTCTACCTCGGTAAGAACAAACATCTTTGCAAGTTGCTGATTGTCAACGAAAAGTGTTTTTTCACTTGTCGTTGACAGTAAATTATTAATAGCCTTTAGAACATTGTGATGTTCCTTACCGAACTTCTCTGCAACAATCACACTTGTTGTCAGAGCTTGGTTATCGTTGCCTCTAAATACAATCTCTTGCATATTGTTAGATTTTAAGTTACAATTACTTTTTGTCATTTATTGTTTCCACTCGCAGCTTGATGTGTTCATGCGAATTATACCAAGCGTATCTTTCCTCTGCCGGAGCATTTTCTATTGCTTCAACAGACTTTCTGAATGCTTCGCACGCCTCTTTGTCTGAAAGCCCCAATTTTCTTGTAGCACTAAAGAACAATTTAAAGAAAAGCTCCATTCCGCTTTCTTTGGGGTCTAAAACAATCTTCGGCATATCACTTCCTTGTCTTGTCAAGTTCCATGATTGTAAGTATCGCATAGTTCGCAAGGTCAAGCAATGAGTCTCTCATACTCTCGTCCTTCACCTTCGCCTCGTCAGACATCAGAGACTTCACGCGCTTTAGCTTCTCGGACAGGTGCCCGTAGGCGTATGTCATACCGCACTCCGCAAACAATTCCGAGAAGCTATTGCCGTAGTCGTGGTTCTTCGCTTTGAAGGTGTCGTACATACCATTGGTAATGTCGCGGAACGCTACACACTTCTTTGGGATTAACCGCGTGGACTTACCCTCACGCTCATTACGCAACACGTCCTTTAGGGTTTTATTGTCAACTAATCCGTGTTGCATCACGTCGCTCAGGGATATGTAGAACGGTTTCTTCCAGATCGCATCGCTGCGAACCTTGATGTACTCGCCGACCCATGCGCGATGCGGGTCGTTCTTGTCGGCGGAGCTTATCAGCTTCGGACCGCCGCACACCTCGAAAAGCGGTACTTGGAGCGTTACATAATTTTTGTCTCCGTGCGGAGTTTTCAGCGTTGTCAGATACTGGATGGATTCACACATATCCGTGGTACCTTGATGCTTACGCTCGATTTTGTTGTTGGGCATCCTAAACTTCAAGCCCTCCTTAATGTCCTCTCTGTTAATCATTGTTACTCCTTTCTTTGAACGGCACCCATATCTCCTCCATCTCGCGCAGCGCAAGCTCGTAGGCAGCTATATCGTCCTCCGTAGGGTTGTTATTGCTGTGATAAACAATAATGGCAAACACAAAGTAACGAAATAATATTGCCGCATCGTAATATTGACGTGGATGACGTATAAAATTGCAACAACCATACCGACCTCCGTCAGGCAGCGTGCCGTCACCAGATACCACAAGCACATTGAGAGGACGAGTCGCCCATTGTATGTCTATAGGCTCTCCCGATTTTATACGCTCTTTCAACTCACACGCCTCGCAGTACCATGCGTGAAGAGCACCCTCACCGGCATACTGCACCTTTGGTATAGGGCATTTCAGCAGACGCTGCAAATCATCCAATAACTCCTGTTTCATATCTCGTTCTTGTTTTTCTCTTTCGTAATATCTCTCATATAGTCGAAGATAGACTGCACGAAGAGGTTGCAGGTACAATCCGTAAACGGGTTCTTCTCGAATAGTGGCAGTTTCTTGAAGTCAGTCCTGAACCAATTATCGAACTGCAACAACACATAGCGCATCACAGCTACATCATGGGCATTGTTCATCGCTCCATCAAGATTTCGCAAAGCTCTTTCCGATAACTCGCGCAAATTATGATACCCGTAGAGCATCCGTCTATTTTTATTTTTTTTCTTCATTTAAACCATTATTTTAAAATAACCTATAGCTTCTTTTATCGGCATACTAAACATGCTATCCTCTGTAATTCCCGACTCCATAATTAACATTCGTTATATAATTGATAAAGCGGATATGAGAGTATACATACAATACCCAGTACCATAATTCCAGCTACCAATGACTTGGTGAATGCATCCGTTACGGCAGAAATAGAAAACATTATCACTCCGAATACCATCAACAACTTGAAACGCCTGCGCCATCTGCGACGCTTAATCCTCGCCATCTTTTCCTCCTCCAACTCTTTTCCGAGTCTTTCCATGAGATTTTCTGTTCCGTTTCCCATACTTTTACAATTAATTTTACTACTTTTGCATCTGATAAAACCAGTCCGTAGAGACGGTCAATTCCGATTAACAGAAAATGAACGATTAATGTAGGTTTCAAATGCAGCCAAATCCCCGATAAACACGGGGTTTGTGTAGGTAGTGTATGATAAGGTTCTCAACCCCTATCCTCACATGCCTCTGAAACGAAGGTACAAAATAAGTTCTACAATCATACACAAACTCCCGTAAATACGAGGTTTTTGGTGCATTTTTATCCTACATCGAGTGTATAATAAATATACATGCTATCAGAACAGACGTGACAAAGTGCACCTCGTACATGAAGCACCCGAGAAAAATTAAATTCAAATATACATAAATATACAAGTTTACAGTTTTTAACAAATGGGAACACAAGTTTACACAAAGCCAAAAATCGGAAGAAAAAATTTTTAAAAGAGGTGACTATTTTGGCAAATAGCCAATTCTCAAGGGGGGGCACCCTGTTTTCTTTATATTATATGCAATAATATAACGTTAATAAGTGTTAAACGCACATTTTATGTTTCACGCTTGTCTAATATTATATAAATTTGTAACCGCTTGAAAATCAGTACTTTATACACTTATATTAATTTCTAATATGTATAAATATAATGTTTCACGACTTGTTAAACATATTTAATTTTTGACAGGTTGTCACTGACAATTAAGATTTATTAAGTTAAAATTGTCACTTTGTCAGTCTTTATGCATATAATGTATATTTATACACCGCAAAAAACTCGTAACACGTTGATATATAGCAAGTTGACTATTTGTTAAAATTGTTAATTTATCTGTCAGTTGCACGCCTTTTGCAATATATATTGTATAAACATAGGGGTCGCACTGTCGCGCCCTACTGAGTGCTGCCTGTCGTATGTCCCACGGCACGCACGGCACGGATAGAGATAGAGACAGGGACACAAATATAACAACCCACTAAAATTTCTACATCATGGGAAAAATTTTTGACAACAGCGTAATTGCCGCAAAGAAAGAGAACACAAAAGAAAAGGCTGCGAGATTTGACGCCGCCGAACGTGAACGACTTGCAAAAAAACTTGAGGGCGAGACTTACGGCGACAATCGCAGCGAGATGTGTAAACTTATTGCACGTGCGGAGACCGCCGCCGCCGCTGCTATGGTCGGCGTGTATGCTGACTATGTAGTAAAATACACGTTTGCAGAGTTGCGCAAGTTCCGCCGCCGTTACTTGTCAGTGTGTGAGAATGATGTTTGCCGTATCGATGGCGAAATTGTCGAGGTTGTAACGTTCCGCCCTCTGGTTAAAATTGGCGCACGTTACTATTATAAGGAGATAGCCGACAAACCACTTGCACGTGAGGCGGCAAAGGTAGTGCGCCGCCTGTGGTTAGGTAGAAAGGCAACTAACGGATTTTCTTTCGTTCCGTCACAGACTGAAAAGGACGGTCAAAAGGTGTTAGAAAAGAAGCCCGTTACCGACTTGCATACGGCTTTTATGGCAATGCAGCGTTCAAACACCGCTTTAGACTGGGCGAAGATAGAACAGGCGGCAAAGGAGCGCAAAGCGGAGGAGGAGCGCACCAATGAGGTAGAGACACTCCGCGCAAAGCTATTGAGCGGCAAAGCAACGCCGGAGGAGGTAGCAAGATTCGCCGTACTTGCAAAGTAAACAAGCACCGAACAAAGGTTTTAAAACCCTGTAGACTTACAGCCTACAGGGTTTTTTATTGCCCTTTGGTTACGTGCTGACAGGCTCCACCTCCGACAGGCTCCACCTCCGACAGGCTCCACCTCCGACAGGCTCCACCTCCGACAGTGGAACGCTTAAACCGACACACCGCACGTCTCAAGTAGCGGGCACGGGTTTCCCGTGACGGGTGAGAGAGCGTTTTTATTGGTTTTCACGTTGAAAATCTCAGTTGCAGTTCCGCATTGGTGAAGGGCTGTAGTTTTGCACTTAGCAAAGCAATCGTCAACGACAATTTATTTGATTGTTATCGGTTTTCCGTCCTGACAGACGGCACGACAAACCCGCTTTCTGGCTTGAATGTCAGTGGTCTCTACAACCAACGAAAGACAGGTGTCCCGTGAAGATAGAACGATGCTAAGACACGCAAACCTAATAATTCATAATTCATATTCTACGTTTGGCACACATGGACGAGTTCCTAACGTGCTGCGCTTGTTACGGCTGCGCGCTCTGGTTAAAAAGCAGCCGTCACGGATAATTATTGCATATTCCGTGTGAGGTATCACCAAAAAATCTGCAATACGTTCATAAGGTTGTACGTGGAGCCTAACTGCACACAATGTGTGCGACGTGCGGGATTATCCCGTGAAAACGTGCGAGGAATTGGGCGGTTACTCGCTGCCGTTCTCTATGAGACGGCGACAATGCCCAAAGGGGTACGCTGTACAATACGGTGCAGCGTTCTGGGACACGCAAAGAGAGCGTGACTCCTTGGCAATGGCTGCGTGCGTGGTGACATTCACGCAGCTCCTATTATTAACCAAATAAAAATAGAATTATGTTCAAGAAAATTAATGAGTTTGGGGATAGAAATCCTCTATGGTTCAGTATTATTTTTGTATCTGTGGTATTTGCAGCAACAATTCTTGGGGTTGCGCTCAGATAGTTCAGAGCCTTAAAATCTCCCTACGATTGTAGGGAACATTCACCAATAAATTATAGAATTATGACATTAAAGACATTTAAAGTGCTCGACGCAATCAATCGTGAGGGATTGGATAACACTCAGTGGAATATCTACATGCACCTCGAACCTGTGAATACAGGAGAGTTTTACGGAACGAACGAAAACCGCACGCTGCCCGCAGGCGTTTGGATATCCGTGTACAAGGAGCGTGGCGATACGTTCTATTATTTCCGTTGGCTCAAGCCTGATTTGTGCCTTGATATATTCGAGGACACGGAGCTGTTATTCTTCAACGTGAGCGATTAGCCTAAAATGGTAGCCGACAGGCTACCAACTATTAACCAATTAAATTCTATGATTATGAAGAAAAGACAGATTATCTATTCGAGTACGATAATTGTGCTTGGAATTATTCAGCTGCTCCCGTGCGTGTTGCTTGTAAGCGGTACGATAATTGGAAATGTGCTTGGAATTTTCTACGCTCTGTTTGTGTGGTATCTCTGGACGAGTACGAAAAATGGTCGTTGGTTCAGCGTTGAGCTGTACCGCAGTACGCTGCGCTTGGAAAAATTCCTGCTCGGCTGCAATGTGGAGAGTGATTAGTACGATAATTGTGCTTGGAAACTTTCAGCCTAAATGCTGCCCTGCGATGTGGGGCAGTACGATAAATAACTAATAAAAACAAATGAATTATGGCAACACGAAGAGTTAAGTGCGAGGGTTCTCTGTTCATGGAGAGCGTATTCGCGAAGATGCAGGAAATCTACACACACGTTGAGTTCCTTGGTTACGACGGCAAATTCCTGACCGTGGCTTACATTGTCTAAAACCCTGTGCGCACGCAATATGTGCGCACGGACTATTAACCAATAAAATCACAGAATTATGACAGAAAAAAGACTCACAGAGGCGAGAAGACTCGCAAAGGAAATTCTCCCTAAGGTTCAGAAGATGCAGCGCGATATGTTTTTTAACAATCATGTAAACGTGTGCATTGAGTTTTACAACTCCGGCTACAGCTTTTATGTAGATGTTTACAGCACGAGCGACAAGAAGGGCGAGAGCAGGGATTTCCGCGTCGCGTCTTTCAGATTTTACGATTTTTACGAGGCGGAGGAGAACGACGAAACGTTCAAGCGTCTTGCGGAGTACGTAAAGGAGAAGTCCGCAGCCTAAAAATCCCCACGATTGTGGGGTCTATTAACCAACCAAATCACAGAATTATGAACACAGAGAAAAATTTTGTAGTGCTTGAGTTTTACCCGAGTTTCACACCGAAAGTCGTGCGAGAGTTTGCAACCCGTGAGGACGCAGTGAAGTTTGCGGAGCTTATGAAGAAAAGCGAGACAGGCAGACATACCTACGCAGTATTTTCACGCATCGAGCCGTAGAGCCTAAAATCGGGCGGTACGATAATTCGTGCCGTCTGCCATTAACCAAACAGAATTATTATGAGTAGAAAAAACAAGACCATGTGCATACTTGCCATGTTGCACAACGAGGTGTATACAGGAGAGCAAATTTTGAACGACAGCGTATTTACGATACAATGCGGAGAAATCAAGAAAAAGGAATTGTACCTCGTTTCATTCAAGAAATTGTCGCAATGCTTTATCAACCATACGCTAAAGCAATTTGCGGAGGATAAGGGATTTTCCTTGGAGCCTGACGTGACTGCGAAAAATCCCTACGGCGACGATGTTTTTCTGTATGAATTGTAGCCTAAACAAGCGGAGTTATTTCTCCGCTGCCATTAACCAATTAAATCATTGAATTATGCTAAGAGACAGAAATTGCGACAAGAATTTTGAACGTTCGTTGATGTATCAGATAAACAAGGCAAAGATTGCAGCTCGCAAGATGCACAACGCACGTATGACCGACTACAATGATCCGAAATCTGAGAATGATTTTCACGACGCTATGGTTGAGATTGTAGCCATTGCTTATCACGATTGAGCCTGAACAACCCGTTACGTTTTGTCACGGGTTCATTTTATCAACCATTTAAAATTTTAGGATTATGAAAAAGAACCCACGAGATTACGAAGTGAACGGCAAAATGTACGCTTACATCCTTGACTCCATCTCTTCCGACGAAGTAGACGTAGAGTCCATGTCAGACAAGGAGCGCATTGAGTTTGCGCTTAACACGTTCTATGTAGAGAAATTTAAAGATGACAGACGCAGAATGTCCGCTCTTGATTTGCTGACTGAATGGATTGCCGGTCTTTGCTCTACCGTGAACGTAGCCTTTACCAACTATGACATTGCCAAGGTTGGCACGGAGTGGGGTTATTGCAGAACAGACGCAAGAACCTCGCAGTTTGTACGTACATGGTTTGAGCGCATCGCCAATGGTATTCTGCGCCTTGCAAAGATTTACGGCGTGGATATGAGCCGTTTCCGTTACTAATGCCTTAAAAACTCCTGTGTAACGATTGTACACAGGAACAATTATCAACCAACAAAAATAAGATTATGAAGAAAAGAACTTACAAGACGCTCGCCGGCTTGCTTAGAGCTGCCGATGCAGGACAATTCACGATGAACGACTTTTTAAGCGGACAAATCTACGACAACAAGCATTATAAGCGGTGTCCGTTCGAGCTTACCGACAGCGCTCTGCGTGAGCTGTCTGACGGCTTCTGTCAAGCACTGGGCTGTCAGAAAAGAAAGTACGACGAGGTATTCCACAACATGAAGTACGGCAAAATCGAGAGCTGTGGCATACTTTCCCGTCTGTGGGTTGAGCTGCGTGGCAACAAGCCGAGCTTTACCTATTGCGTAGGACAGGACGGAGATTACGAGTATCCGCTTGTCAAGAGAATCCTGTATCGTGGTTATTGAGCCTCAACAAATCTGTGCAGCCTACCTGCACAGAACAACGTTTAACCAAATTAATTTCTGAATTATGGCAACAAAAAGAGCATCCGAAAGGAGAAGCAGAACGCTTGCGCAGCAGGCTAAGTCCTACGAGGTGGCAGGCGAGTACGAAATGATGCAGATAATGCACGAGTCGTGGATAAACGGCAATTTCTCCGACTTCAAGCATTATTACAGAGTCTTGAGAATGGAGGACAGACGCAGGTTTGTACACTATCTCTACAACAGCACCGACGAGGGCACATTCTACAAAATGATTAACTCGCTCATGTTCGGTTAGCCTAAATCAATCCTCACTATCACGGGTGGGGATTTCTATTAACCAACATTTAGAATTATGACAGAAAAAGATTTTTTAGACAAGTGCCATGAAGTTCTTCGTAAATTTGAAGACAAAGATACTTTTGACAAGTGTATTTGCGAGATTTTACATTCAGGCTGTATTGACCTTGAAAAATGCCCTAATAATTACATTCCTATTTATTGGGTGATGGGCGCATTATTCAAACGTGCTATGTCGCAATGTCTTGATGGCTCTGTTGACAAGAAGACGAAAAGAATAGCCCACAAGGAGGCTAAAAACATAGCATGTTTTATTCCTTGGTGGTTCTGATTAGCCTAAAGACTCTCCCCTGTGGAGAGTGCAAGTATAACCTAAAAACAAAGAATTATGGAAAAGAATATTGTAGAAGTTGTTATGAACAACAAAGGCGAGGTTGTCGAGAAGGTAACCGACTACATCGGTGTCGAGAATTTTGCCAAAGCGATAGAGGCTCTTTATCGTGAGTGTTTGGAAGACTACGAGAACTCTGAGGACATAGAGGAATACCTTGCCGATTTCGAGGGTTTCAATATTCAATCTCTCGCTTGGGATTTTACTATGAAAGCGAACAGAGAGATGAAGGAATATCTCCACATGCAAAATCATCGCATGGACGGCAATTTCGCCAACATCGAGGAAGACTATCCCGCTCACATCACGGGCACATATTGAAGTTCGGAGTATGCCGGCGACGACTACTTCCGTCTGTTTCCCCAAATGGTTGCACGTTTGGATGCAGCGGAAGACAGCAAACAGGCTGACGAGGACAGGGCGTATCTTATGGATTGGTATTTTAAAGCCTTTGGAACGTTCGGCATCAAGTACAATTTTCAAGACACGCTTTCGGAGATTGTGTACATGCGCGAAGAAGAACAGGCTATCGCCTAAACTGCCTCCCTACGGGGAGGTACAATATAAACCTTTAAAAACAAACAGAATTATGGCAAAGAAAGTTTATGCGCTCTATCGCACTGATAATTGGAATACATACGCAAGCCGAGAATTGCTTGTTGTAGCAGGCAGCATCAGAAGATGCTGTAAGGTAGCCAAGGACGACGGAGCAACAAAAGAGCAGATTAAGGATTTGCGTGGTTATTACCACCAATCCCAGTGTACCGACGAAACCGATTACGAGTACGACATTGTGGAATACACGCTCAACGAGAGTTTAATAGACTAAAAATCCCTCTTCGGAGGGAACAATTACAAACCATTTAAACAGAAGAATTATGGCATTACAATGGAAATGGACTGACAAGATGGGCAAGGCAATCATCCGTCAGAACGAGAGAAAGTACGAGATTGGCATCTACGGCGGCAACGCTCTTGCGATATTCATCAGTGAGGACAAAGACTCATACCAGCTCTACAATTTCATTACGGACGAAAGACACCTCGGCATCATTAAAGAGAACAAGTTCAAGATGTTCTACGATGAGGTGGTGAGCATCGAGCTGAACGTATGCAACAAGAACGCGCTGAAGATACTCCCTCTCCTCGCAAAGGAGGCGGGCGAAGTGCGCTGCTACTACAAGGAGTCAGAGTAACATGGCTTATCCGTTGGGGAAAGAAACCACAATCGGAGCGACACCGACAACGGAACAACATTAACCCTAAAAAGAATTGAATATGAGTAAAGACATTATCAAAACAGAAGAAATTGGTGATTACAGAATCAAGATTCGTCGCGACGAGTATCCTCTGTGTCCGTGCAAGGACTGGGATATGTTAGGCGTACATCTTTTCGATTACAGCGACAGGAACAAATTGTCGGAAGCCTCAAACTACGAGGAGCTGTTCTGTTCAAACGACTATTCGCTTGCCGACGCAGTATGCGAGCTTGCTTGCAAGTATGTACCGCAGAAGAAATTCATCAAGTACATCAACGAGTACCTTAGCGACTCTCTACGCTTTCGTTACGACCGTTCGGACCACATGTGGTATCTTGAGCATTATTTCGGATACGGAAACGAGGAGAAACAATGGCATGAGATGCAGAGCTTTACACCCGACGAGGTGCAGGACGGCATCCGTAGCTGGCTCTCCGAAGCTCTTGACGAGAAGGATTTTATCTATCTTCTCTCAAATTGTCAGACAGAGATTGCGGTACACGAATGGTCGTCACGCGGCTACTGCCAGGGCGATTACGTTGAAGGCTTCTCCTATTGTACAAAGGAGCGTTTCATTAAACGTTACGGCGGCACAACGAAGGACTGGCAGAAACGTGCGGTTTCCGCTATGGAAAGCGAAGCAGCGTGTATCGGCAAATGGATGTGGGGCGACGTGATAGGCTTTGTTCTTGAGAAGAAGGTGCGTTACACGAAGGTCTACGAGGACAGCGAGAGAGCGGACGAGGACGATTACGACTGGGAGGAGGTTGACTCCTGCTGGGGATATTATTGTGACGAGGACGAGCTGATAAAGGAAGTAATCGAAGAACACCAATTACAGCCGAGCGTTGCAGCCTAAAATCGAGGGAGGCATATCTCCCTCACAAAAACCAAATTATTGTGATTATGAAAGACAACAAGTATTTCTGCTACACCATCGACAATAGCGGTGAGCGTGGCTTTCAGAGAATTGACAAGGAGTATGCAATCCAGCTGAACAATATGGGTCGGTGGTTTTACAAACTTCCATTTAAGGTTGTGAACTCCCTCACAAAAGCGTTGAGATGGAAGCATCATCTTCGGGATTAGCCTAAACGCCTGCGTTATGCAGGCTCTACAAACCAAAATACAAACAATTATGAAGAAAATAGATTTAGGAACACGCACAGCTAATTTGCGTGCAGCTTACAGCGACTTGAAAGATGGATACACAATCATTGTTGGCGAGCTAAAGATGTGGATATACACTTGCGAGAGATGGGGCAGTCCTTCATACGGCAAGGATTATATCTGCTACTGTAGTTACGGACGCAGTGCATCAACAGTCAATTTTAAGAGTTTTGCAGACGCTATGCGTAGAGCCGGCGATGGCAAGCTCGCCTATAGCAGAGAGTGGTAGCCTGAAAACGGAGGGAGCAATCCCTCTGACATCATTAACCAATTATTAAAGATTATGAAGTATTATGTATCAATTACAGAAACGCTCAATAAAATTGTGAGCGTAGAAGCGAATAGCGTGGAGGAGGCGGAAAATAAAGTTACTGAAAAGTATCATGCCGACGAAATAACACTCACCTCTAAGGATTATATCGGCGACGAGATAGAAGTCGATGACGAGCAGGACTACTATCGAACTATTGATGCTATGCGCCACATCTACGAGCACGTGGATTAGCCTAAAATCAGAGGACTCACTCCTCTGTCTATTAACCAAAGATTTATAGATATGAAGATTTTAAGAGACAATGACTACAACAGGCGTCCGATTAAGAATATGACAGCTTCTCGATTAAAGAATAGAGCAAATAAGGAATATGTACTTCATTTCCGCTGCAAGGAGCTTGGTACATCGTACACTATTGGGATAAACGCAGACCTACTTGTGTGGGCGTACCAATACCGAAATGGCATTCTTATTCGTTCTTTCAAAGAAGAAAACATACCGACTTTTAAAGAAGCGTATAAATTCTTTGTTAATTCTTGCGACCACTGTCTGTTAGAGCAGAGACTTGTAGAAATGGCGAAAACTTTTTAGCCTAAAAGCGCAGCTAAGAACTGCGCACATTAACCAAAACATAACGATTATGACAGAGAAAGAAAGAGTTGTAGATGCCATCGTATGGCACGTGAACTACAGACTTGGAGACAAAGGGGAAATGTACGTGATAAACGGAAAGCTTGCATGGGTTGGAATACAGCACAAGAACGATGCAGACTTATCCTTCCTCGAAAGCATTGGCATCTCGATACCTCCATACTACGAGGAAAAACATTGGTTTAGAGATAAGTCTGATTTCGACATATTCCTCAATAACGAAATCTTCAGAAAGGTATGTGAGGATTTTGCAGTCAACAAGCACGCCTAAAAGAGAGGCGTTTGCCTCTCACCAATAACCAAAACATAAGAATTATGAACAACGTAAGATTTATTCCAGGACAATATGAATGGCATCTCGTTGATGAGAAAGACAACGTGCTTCTCAACATTCCTGATGATTTCATTTACGATTGCGAGACAAAGGCTGATTTGGATTTCGTTATAAGAGACATTCCAAGACAGGCATTGCAAGCAGTCGAAGAAGGAGAAGAACTCTATGGATGTGACGTAAACAAATACGTCAGCGACATAGATGATGAATGCGTAACCAAGCTAATGATAGATACCCTATCAGAATACCTCGGGTTTACAGCCTAAAAGCCGTCTGAAGACGGCACTACAAACCAAAACTTTAAGAATTATGTATGTATCAGAACTATCGAGAGAACAACTTGTAGAGTTAAAATCCACCATGCTTGAAGCCATCCTCGGCTACGAGCCGTCATACGGAGAGCTTGTCATTGCTGACGAGCTTGTGTCTGACGAGCAGGTGGAAGAGGAGTACGGAGGCGTGTGTTTCACGCCCGACGACTTCTTTTGCTCAATGAGCTAACCTACGGCAGCGCAGCCTAAAAAGGCGTGCCGGAAGACCATATTTATTTCAACAGTAGTGACAGATCACAAGTCTCCCACTGACGCGAGTGGACTCGTGATCTCCACATACTGTTTCAAATCAGCATCGTACAGATATGCGCCGAGGTCTTCGGCACGCCACATTTATTAACCAAAATCATTAAGAGTATGACATGCAACGAGATTATCAATGAAGTTGAGAATGGTGCGAAGTTCACTATCAACTTCCAAAACAGAACATGTAGAGTGAACGGAGAGGTTGTTGTTAGCGAGGAAATCACAGCAAGAGACTGGAAACAACATGGTAGTTTGCCTTTGTCTGTTGCGTTGAACGGAATAGAAAAGGCATACAGGAATTATAAGCACTCCGTTCCTTCTGAGCGTTCCGAGTCACACAGACGTTGCTACTTTAAGGCTTTGTCTGAGAAAGAGCTCTCAGACGAAGATATGATGTATGGTGAGCAACGTGAGGTGGCGAGATGCAAGTTAGAACTCAGATTGCTTACATACATCATCCAAGGCTACATTACTTGGCAGAAGGAATGGGGCAGCTGGTTCTACCAATCTCCCAACGACAAGGACTTGATTATCCTGCGCTCATGGGTTGAACCAAGCGAATCGTAGCATTTGGTAGCAGATGGTAGCAGATGGTAGCATTTGCTATAAACCGCCTAAATCAGAGTGGGATGTAAATCTCACTCACATTTTTAACCAACATTATTTAACATTAAAAACAAAAGAATTATGAAAAGAAATGTAATGATTTCAGGTGAGTTCACTATCAACGAGGTAGCAAACGCTAACGGCGCAGGTCAGCAGAAACCCAACAAGAAGTCGGCACAGGCACGTATCGAAGCTCTCAAGGCTGCGGGCGTGGATGTTTCCAACTACTTCCCTATGGGCGAAGAGATGATTGTCCGTGTCAAGGACGGCGTTCCGACACAGGTGCTTGACGACGACCCTGTTTTCTCTCGCATCATGGAAGGATGCTACATCGCACACGGCAAGCTCTATCGCCGTTGGGTTATGGCGCAGATGTTCCACATGCTCCGAGAGATGAACGAGGGCAAGTGGGATTCTCCCAACTTCACGGAGGTCTTGCAGAACCGCGGATACGAGTATTCGTGGAAGATGGTGGAGCAGGAGTTGCTTGCGCAGTATAAGATGCTCAAGCACGGCGACACAGAGTCGTTTGGCGAGCGCAACCGCTGGTTCGACAAGGACGTTGTGACTGAAATGGCAGAGGACTACCTCGACCACCTCCGCAAGGTTGTTGGGGAAATCAAGGAACGCAAATGCCGCGGTCGCCTCTACAAGCGCATCTTCGGCAAGAATGTGTTCTCTGACGAGATTGAGAACGTTGTGTTCGCTCCGATTGCATGGGCTATCAGAGCAATCAGTGACTCCAAGTCCGCATATCAGCTCTACAAGGCTGTCGCAGCGTTCAACCGTGACCGTCACAATCTCCGTTGGCAGACCAAGCAGTCAAAGGCGTTCACCGATGCCTACAAGGGTTCTGGTGCGTACTTCACGATGAAGAACCTCATCCTGTTCCACGGCGCACGCTTCAACGGCTGCACCACGGGAAAGCAGTCGCTCGCACGCATGGAAAATCTCGCCTCGAACCTCGAAGGTTGGGAACTCCTCGGTGCCATGAAGCAGCTTATCAAGGACTCTGGCATCTCTGTCGAAAAGAAGATTGCCGAGTGGAAGAAACAGCCTGCATCTAAGAAGTAGTACGCAGCCAAGAAGGAATTGCCGTTCCGTCTGCGGTGGCTCGGCATCATTTATGAAAGCTTCGCAGAAGAAGGTCCCTTACCCGCCTATCGGTCAGGCAAGGGACCTTCCTTGCAAGCTTTGAAATCACTTGCTTACAGACAGGCACCCGTCCGTGAGCCGCAGACAAGCCTAAACCTATCCGTTGTTCAGCAGCAGCGGATAGTCTATCAACCAAAATTTGTTTATTATGAAGTACAGAATTGTTTTCTACACCTTTGAATACGAGGGTGTGAACGCAGCGTTGGACAAGTCAATGCCTATGTCACGCTATGCCTGCCGTAAGTATCTCCGAGAAAACGGATGGAAGTACGAGAAATCAAGATGGCGCAACGGCTTCGGTTCGTTCGCCGCCATCGTGGAGTACAAGACACGCTCCGCAGCCTAAACCGCAAGTGGTTACACATCGTAACCGCTTGACTTATTTACAAACCATTAAATAACAACAGAATTATGAAAGAAGATAAGATTTTAGAGATGTTTTTCGCCCCCGAACGCTGGCAGTATGCAATCGCCAAAGGTGTTGTCAAGGACATATCCAAAGGCGTGCTCTACAAGCTCACCAAACCCGAGGCGCGCGCACTCATGTATCAGCGTATCCGTGACGGCAAGTACAAGATTATGCCGCCACACACAGCGCAGATACCGAAGGACAACGGCGAGTTCCGTACCGTATATGTGAACGAGCCTGCCGACCGAGTGCTGCTTTCCATCGCCAACGACCTTCTCTTCGAGCTTATGCCCGAGATGGTTCATCCGAGCTGTCGCTCGTATCAGAAAGGTATCGGCTGCGGTAAGGTGGTACAGGAGGTTTCACGCCGTATGTGTGCGTTGCAGACCTCCGATGTGCTCGGCTTCAAGTCCGATCTGTCGAAGTATTTTGACAGCGTTCCGTTGGAGTTCGTTGACGCAGCCTTCGACAAGGTGGAGGAAAAGTACGGACACTCGGCTCTGATAGATGTCCTTCGCGACTACTATCATTCCGACCTATACTTCACTCCCGAAGGTGAGCTGCACGAGAAGTACCAGTCGTTGAAGCAGGGTTGCTCCGTAGCCTCGTGGCTCGCAGACGTAATCCTGTATCATATCGACGAGAAACTATCGCAGCTCGAAGGCTATTACGCCCGCTACTCCGACGATATGCTTTATGTCGGTAGTGACTACGTTAAGGCGATGCACATTCTTACGGAGGAGCTTGGCAATATGCAGATGAAGCTCAACCCGAAGAAGGTGGAGTATCTTGACGCAAACCATTGGTTCAAGTTTCTCGGCTATTCAATCAAGGGCGGCAGCATATCGCTTTCCTCTACACGCATCAAGACGTTTCAGAAGGAGATAGAGTCGCGTTCGTGCTGTAGACGGGGTGCAACGCTCACGACATCGGTAAACATGATTAACCGATACCTCTACAAGGGTTATGACGGTCACTCATGGGCAACGCAGGTTCTCCCGATAATCAACGTAAAGGAGGACATCGACACGCTGTCTACGTTCATTCTTGACGCTCTGCGGGCTACCGCAACCGGCAAACGACGCATCGGAGGTCTTGGCTTTGCCAAGGAGCAGAAGGTGGGATGTATCTCACGAGGGCGAGGAAAGAATGTCACAACGAACAGAGCTAAGACACCCGAGCGTATTGACGGCTTCATGTCACTCGGTCTCATGCGCAACGCATTACTGACCTCGCGAGCTGCATACGACACGCTTGTAGCCAATCTCTGACAAACGCCTGAAAACGGATGCAGTCCAAACGCTGCGTCCACAACCAAACCAATATGAATTTCCGAGAACACGGAACTGCGCAGAGCAGGACGCCACATTTATATACCCGCCTCAAAGATACGGGATTTCCTCTGGACAATCCAGAGTGTATCCCGTATCCTAAGGCTGGTACAATCAAAACCATACAGAAATGTTCCACGGCGTAATGCCTGTGCAAGGCGGCGCACACCGCCCTCGGCTTGAAGAATGGCATCCGTTTAGCGCTCAGGTTGCTAACGATGACGACGTCGATACGAACCTATCGACGTCGTCATCGAGAAACCTGACCTACATCACTCGTTTACACACATGTGCCACAGCCATCGTTCAAGCCCACTCACGTCAGCGCAGACGTTCGTCTTCCCCGAAGGAGTACATTTGCTACACCAAGCTTACACGCGGCGCTTGGATGGTTATCACCATCTCGCTCGCCGCGTGCTTGCTTGAGTTCGACCAAAATCTTACAGCCATGCGCCACACTCCTTGTGGAAGACAAACTATTGCAAGCCTAAATCGGGCGCGATGGGGAGACAACGTTTATATCCCAGTACATAAGGGCTGGGTTGGTGCCGGTTGCAACAACCGGCGCACCCAGCCCCACTACTGGGCTAAATCAAACACCTACAGCAATGCACCCGTCTCCAATCGTGCCCACAATACAACCAACGGAATTTTGCGGTTCCTTATGACGTGCCGTGCAGCCGACTTTAATGATACCGGCTTCGTATCATCCGCCGTCCACCAGGTTGACACCTGGCTCCCTGCCGATTTCTCAGCCGGTACATATCAAATCCTTACAGTCACGCAACACGGCTACAGGCACGTCATTACTTTAAAAAGTGCTGCATTTGTTCGTGAAATAGCGATAAAATCACTACCTTTGCATTATAAACCAATCGCAAACCAATCACGAACCAATCAGCAATGTTTGCCTTAACGACCTCGTATTGTAGAGGTCGCTATTAACCAATAAAATAGATAAAATTATGGCAGTAACAAAATTTGTAAGAGCGCAGGACATTCTCAAGGAGAAAGGGTTCAAAGCGCCACCGTTCGATACGGCGGGATTTCAGAACGCAGTCGTGGAGTTCTTTCGGAAGAGCGACGTGTCTGCGAAATTAGCCATATTCGGAGTTCGTTTCGTGGATTATGAAGGCACGCCCAAATGTGGATTTTCGGATTGTTCACAATACAGCTCCTGTGAAACATGGTGGGACGGAAGAAAAATCTTCAATTATGACCTTCCCGACTATTTGGATTGTCGTATAGGTTATCTTGCCACTACGGGATTCAGCTCTCCATTTTTCATCGTGGACGAACCGTATCTGACCAATGCTGTAGCCCTTCTTAAAATGGCAGGGTTCATTGTTGGAAGAAAGCGTAGAGCTGGAGGAGTTCCGACCTATGACATCACCCTCGTTTAAATATTAACCAAGCCCCTATACGCATCACGGTCAAGCGATACAAAATGCCCAACAACAAGGAACAAGAGCAGATAGACGGCATCCGCAAGGACTTTGCAAAGCGGGTCTACGACCTCTATATCAATGCCGCCAACGGAAAGATTGATACCTACGACAAGTTTCTGACTCGTTTGGAGTGGCTCGAAATAGACTACTCCGACGCATTGTCCCCGTACGGAATATACGAAGACCTGTGTCCTGACGACTTCGATTTGGTGAAAATGGCGATAGAGGAGGGCACACCCCTCAAGGACTTCGCCTATCAATGGTTGAACATATACAATATCATTGAGTTCGCCAAAGTAGACACGAGTTCTCTCATACCTCCAGTATCCGACGATTAGTCAAAACGGCAGGTTTACCCCTGCCACCAAGTAAACCATATTATAAACAAAAAAACAGAATTATGAAAAAGAGATTTTCTATGCTTCCAGTCTTTGCGTTTGCAGCATCCATGTTTATGCTGTCCGCGTGTGGTGATGACGACGATAGCGGTAGTACCATTCCTCAAACCCCGTCTTATAAAATAAAAGATGGTAATATCGTAGGAGTGTGGAGAAATGGCAGTGATTGTTTCGTGTCATTCTCAGCAAATGGATATAACTCTGCACTATTGTCTAATACGTTTATTGATGATGGCGACTATACAATCAATGGCGACACAATCCTTGTACACAACACTTATTTCGCAAATACAACAAAATATGTTGTAAACGATATAACAAATGACGCTCTAACTGTTACCATTACATACAAAGACCGTTGGACGGAAGAGAAAACTGTTAAGGCTAAATTTAATAAGGCCATTGACACTCCGTGCGTCAAGACTCACGCTTTGGCAGGAAAATCCTATTTGGCGCAATATGCGTTTAAATATGGTGGTCAAATGTGGAGAAAAGACTTTTTTAGCTACAATACGGCATCTTGCACAAGACAGGATCTGGCTCAATCAACCCCATCTACCTTTTATTATGTTTATTTAGCCCCCAAAATCTATTTTTATGTTATCCAGTATAGTATGTTTTATTACGATACGGTAAGATATGGTACGGTTGTTCTTGACGCGAATAATCAAATAGAAAGTATGGGGTCTCTTTACGGAGAAGCGATGTATCCACAATCGTTATATTAACCTCGTAAAGGCACACCTTAACACAAAGGTGTGCCTTTATATCGCCTAAAACAGGCCCTCATTAAAGGGTCGCAATTTAACCATTTAATTCATTAATTATTGTAAAACCACTGCGCCCATACCGAAGTAATATTATAAATAATATTAACTTTGCGTTGCAGGCGCACTAAATTTCAAGAATTATGACACAGCTACTTAGCACAAGACGCTGGATGGACTTGCTCACTCCCGAGCAGCAGAAAACCTACTCCAGCGCAATCCGAAAAGGTTACTTTGCGACTTATGACGGCTATCGTTGGCGTCACGAGTTCTATGGTGCTTTCATCTGGAAACACCCTGGACGCGTGAAGATCATTGATAAATTCAAGCAGGTTATCGGTCGCGCACCATTGTGGGAGGACATCACGGACGACAATCTGCGAGACGTGAAGGAAGAGCTGGACGCTTCCTATGCGCCGAACTCCGTGCGCACAATATGCGCAGAGATTAACGCAATCATCCGTGAGAACGCAGAGTCGAAAGACATTCCTTCCATGTCCTACGCGCGCGTGCTGCGTGCAAAGAAGGTGGTGGTACAGTCCGTGTTTCTCACCGACGAGGAGATACGCAAAATACACGAGTATCGCCCTAAGACAGTACGCAGACGGCATGCAAAGCGCATCTTCATGCTTGAATGCCTTTGCGGGGCACGTTTCTCCGACTGCCTGCGCCTCTCGCCCGTAAACCTCTCTTCTGATGGTCGCACCCTGACTTATGTATCAAAGAAGACCAACCATGAGGTGACGGTTCCCGTGCACCCGTGGCTAAGGGAGTATCTCGTTCCGTCTTCACCTATCGAACCGCAGTCACTTGCAGTTCCTTCCTACAACGACGCTATACGTTTCTTCTGCCAATCATGCGGTATCGACCAGCAGGTTAAGGTGTACCAGGCAGGTCGCGAGCAGACAGGCCCGAAGTGGAAGTTTGTATCAACACATACGGGTAGACGCTCGTTCGCAACCAACCTGTCGTTGAAGAACGTACCGTTGGAGCAGATAGCGTTGATGATGGGTCACTTCACGGGCAACGCCCCGGATGTTTCCATGACGCAGCGATACATCGTGACGCGACTCCAGCTGTCGCCCGCAGCGTTCCAAGCGTTTATGATTCCTGGTGCCGAAAGAGCGGCGGCAGAGAACGAGGCTTACAACAACCCGACAAACAACTTCGATGACTTCGACGACTTCGATATTCCCGAGGACGAACAGCTCGTTATCCCCGAGAGACCGCAGACCGAAGCATCGTAAACTATTAACACAACCTCAGCCCTACCGCATCACGGAGAAGCGGAATGATTATGAAAAAAATGTATTTTACGAGCAAGAAGAGTTTTCTTGTTGAACAGAACCCAGACGGAATGTTACTCATTACCAAGACTTCAACAATGAAGCCTTTGGAAAACGCAGGCTCGTTCATCGTCTCGCAAGGAGGCATCGAAGCCATCCTCTCGAAGTGCAAGGAAGTCACCGACGAGGAGTTTCTTGAAGACCGCAAGCAGCTCCTTATGCGCAACGAGCAGGCAAAACTGCGCTCCCAGGAACTCGCCCTTGCCAACCGCAAGCGTCACGAAGAGGACTACAAGGCTGTATTCAACGATAGCACAGTTGAGACGACAGCGGAGAATATACGCATACTTCTATGCTACCTCAACGACATCAACTGGGGAGTATGGCAGCTTCCGCAGATGACCATCGGCTACACTTGTAATCAGTACGACTGCGACGGCAAGACCGCAACGACCATCACGCTCGACACTCCTATAGAATATTGTGGCGAGCAGGTATCGCAGTTCCAGCACGGAGCACCAAGCGGACACCTCCGCAACTATCGTAGAATATAACAAAAAAACAATATGATTACTAAAGAATTGGCAAAACAGCGTATAGAGCAAGCAGAATATAATTGCTCTGGAGAAAAAGTAGAGTACAATATAGACGACATACAAGAACTTAGTAAGGACGGTGTTTATCTCGTCTTTGCATCATCCGAATCCTGCAAGACATCTTTTGTCTGTTACGAAGAAGATGGAACGGCTTATTTTCTCGATGATTGGCAGGGCAGCTACCCAACCAACGAAGAAGAAATTGCAGACTACAATAATTGGGTAACAATAGACTGGAAGGAGTCACCCGTTATTTTTCAATGGTCTCCCCAGAGTCTTATTCGATTTAAAAACAATCATTCGGAAGAATATCAATCATGTACGAAATAATAGATGTAATACACGACTATCTGTTTGTTACGCTCCGTCTGCGCAATGTGCGGACGGGCGCGACAAGAGACTGGCAGCACTGGGACGACCTCGAAGACTGGCTGTGCGAGGAGTACGGCGTGAAGGATTTGAAAGGTCTTGTTATAGACGCCCTGCCCAAACATGGCGGCTGGGTAGACTCTGAAAAATAAAAATTATTAGTCACAAATTTAAAACAATCAATATGATGGACACAGCAAACATAAAGTTTAATCGAGTTGTAGCAAAGAACAACTTTAAGTTCTCCGACATGGAAGAACTGAAAACAGCGGTCGAGAAGTCTATCCTCGGCGAAACTGGCTTGATAGTCGCCGGCACGGAAAAGAAAGCGAAGGAGATTTTGACCCCGGACGGCACGCTTGAAATACAAAAGAGCGTCGCAGGCGAGGCGATGGCCTTCCTCTCTGACGAAACCGCCGTTAATGTGAGGCTCATACAGTTCAACGCACACGGTTTATTCAAGTTCGTTTACGTTTTAAAGGTTAGGTCGTTATAACACAATGAGCAAGGAAAGATTTGTACTCCAGCCGTCCAAGGAAATGCAGGACGGCTGGGTAGCCACAGACACGGAGAACGGCATCGTGCTGCGCTTCGAGAACCACAAACTTGAACAAACAATGCGCTGCACGCCACTCCTCACGGACGGACGCGAGCCGACCGCAATCGAGCTTGCAACCGCAATCAGAGAGCTGCTTGACTGGTTGCGAGAAGAGCACAAGGACAAGGTATCCTGATACCATTTTATGCGGTCGCATAACACGCATTTTATATTGCCTGAATAAACATGAAATCCCGTTTGTACAGCGATGTGCAGGCGGGATTTTTTGTGCTCCTAAAACCACCGAAAATATGCCAAATTATGCGATCGCATAAGTCGCATAAAACATGGTATTTTATATATGATTTTTATCGTTGTAAACACTTGATTATCAATGCATTTAACCGACTTTATGCGACCGCATGCAATCGCATCTATTATATATTATATATATATGATATATTCATACTAACGTATTCATATATCCTATACACATAATATATAATTTTTCTCTTTCAAAGAGAGCGATTTTTCGTGTTGGAATTGGTCGTTGGAATTGGTCGTTGAGAGGCTACGCCTTGTCGCTGTTGACGTAATCAATAATCTTGCGCACGGCATCGTCAATTCGTTTCGTTCCGTAGGCGATGTAGTGGTCCGTCACGTCTGCCCAGGAGTGCCCGAGGCAAAGGGCAATAGTCTCGCGAGGTATCTCAAGTTCTGCACCAATAGAAGCGAATGTGTAACGAGCGGTGTACACCGTCATGCCTTCCGCTATCGGATGCCAGACGACCTTACGCAGCCTGCCCACCTTGTCCGGCACAATCTCCTTGCGCCCGATTTTCTTGAGTGCGTCGTTCCAGTGATGGCAGAAGTCGCGGTAGTTCGCATAAGCGTCAAGAGGACACAGAAGCCACCCCTTGCCCTTGTAGCGTCTGATTATTTCCATCGCCTCGGGAGGTATCGGGATGTCATACAAGTGTCCTGTCTTCGCCCTCTTGTACCTGATACGTCCGTTGTGTACGTTGGACGTCTTGAGCGTAAGCAGGTCTACCGGGTTAATGCCGCAAAGATAGAACGTCAGCAAGAACAAGTCGCGGTATATGCGCTGCCACTCCTCGACTTCGCAATCCCTTATCTCCCTCAGTTGTTCAACGCTGATGTTGTTGATGGCTACCTTCTCCTGCTTTATCTTGTACCGTCTGAATGGATAGTTTGTTGTAAGCTCGTTGTCAATCGCCCAGTTGAATACCGTGCGTATGTTGCGCAGCATGATAGCCTTGTAGTTCACGCTCGCCTCGCCCATGAAGCCGTAGAAGCCGTCGAGCCATGCCTTGTCTACGCTGCCGAACACCGCTCTGCCGTCATACTCGCGCACCTTCCGTGCCGACATTCGGTAGAGGTCTGCCGTGCCTTTGCGGCTCTTTGTGTCGGCGAACCTTTCGATGTAGTCCGCAAGAAACGTCGCTTTCTCCTCATGCGCCTCGCCCGATACCAGGGTTGTCAGCTCTCTCTTCATCTTCGCGGTGTCGGCGCCGGCATTATTCAGCAGATACGCCTCCACATCGTCGATGATGCTCGTCAATCTTCTGAGCTTCGCCCTGTAGTTCGTTTCTTTTGGCGACATCGAAAGACCCGAGAACGCAGTCAACACGTAGATACCTGTTGACACAACGAACTCCTTACCGTCATTGCGGAACAAAATCTTCACTGCAATTCGTCCGTCCTTACCCCTCTTGCTCTCTTTAGCTGCGATATAATACTTCATAGTTTTGGTATTTTTTTGTTTCGGTTTTTGCAAATTTACCCATAAAACCCGAGAAAAACAACAAGATTTTCGGTTGAAATGGGCCTGTTTGTGGGACTCTATAATTCCCAAGTCTGTAAAGCACTAATCTCCAACGACTTGCGGTGCTGCAAGAAAGTTTCCCAAGCCAGAGGTCACGGGTTCGAACCCCGCTTGCCGCTCTTGATTATAAGGTGCTGAAAATCAGTGGTTTTAGTATAGTAAGGAGGTTCTTTTTGAACCTCCTTTTTTTATTGCCCCAAACCTCAAAGTGGTGGTTTTGGGCGTTTTAAAGCGTTGTGTGGGTCGGTTTGTGGGACTCTTTGTGGGTCGAGTCCCACGTTTGATACGCCCGAGTCCCACAAGTCAGTTCTTCTTGAGACGTTCCCGAAGTTCGGCTATTTCCGCCTCCTGCCTGGTTATCAGTTTGTCCTTGTCGGCGAGCCACGCCTGCTGACTTGCTATCAGCTTGTCTTTTTCCGCAAGCAACTGCGCCTGCGCCTCAATCTTTTGCTCTAATGCCGCTATTTTGCCCTCTGTTGCGTTTATCGTCTGCGTGCCATGAAAGTTATCGCCGCTGATGACATTTTGCGACACAGGGCTTGTATTTGCGTCGAGCATCTGGTTGAAGGCAGCGAACTGCGCCTTGCCGATTGCCTTTTCTTCGGCTACCATTTTGCCTACACCGTCACGCAGCCAAAGGAAGGCAACATTGAAAGCCGAACCAATCTTTTGTAGCATTTTGCTTGACCACGGCTTTTTGTTGTTCATACATCGGCTCAATGTTGATACGTCAACATTGCACGCATCGGCAATAGCAGCTTGAGTGTAACCATAGTGTGACATAAATAGCTTCATTCTTTCTGATACAGCCTTGTCAACAGAAGTAATCTTTCCATCCATAGTTGTATATGTTAACGAGTGTTTATAAATCAATATAAAGTCAACTACAAATGCAAAAGAATGTCAATAAATCAACTTTAAACTTGATTTAGTATTGACATTTCGTTGACTTTTTGTACCTTTGCAATCGTTGACAGAGCGCAAGCGAAACAAACCCAATCAGCTCGCAAAACGCTCAATATATGTTTAATATGCAAATATAGCAATTATACTCGAAATGGCAAAGAGAAAAAGAATAAAACTTCGGCAAGGATGCCAAATTAAATTGGCAGAAGACTGCGGAGTAGGGGTCGCAACAGTCCGACGCGCCCTGCAATGGGAACGCGACTCGGACATTCAGAACCTCATACGCAAACGAGCACATGAACTCGGATACGTGAAACGCTGGTAACGGACGGTACTGCCGTCACAACATAAACCAAACTTAAAGCAAGCAAACTTAAAGCAAGAAAGATTATGAAACAGGCGACAGTAACACAGATTGAGAAAATATGGCTCTCGAACAAGGAGGCGCAAGTGTACCTCGGCGTGGGCATGGACTTCTTCAAGAACCTCCGTTCAAGCGGACGTATCTCGTTCTTCAAGGTCGGCACAACGGTATTCTACCGCAAGCGCGACATTGACAGGCTCATTGAGAAAAACAGAGTATGTTAGAGTTAATAGTACATTCATAATAATGGTTTTAAAAACTTTTGTTTCGGCGATATTTAATCGCTTCGTCGCGATGACGGTTTTCTACACTTAGAAGTTTTTTACTCATAACGGTTATAATTTAAATTGTCAAATTAATTATTAAACAAACATGTTTCAAGCGTGAAACAAAGACCTGCGGTCGTCGCGAGGTGGTCGCAGGCTTTTAAAAACAACGCGGAGTGGTGCAAGTGTAGCACGTGTGGTCAGATTTTTTCATAGGGTTAATAGATAGAATCGCTCATAATTAGTCAGTCATAAGTTAAATAGGCAGTTCATCCCACAAGATGCCGGTGTCGTAACCGCCTCCGCGACTTGAATTTGTTGTTATTGTTTTTGGTGGAAAACAGTTTGTAGTTGATTTAAGTTATTATTTGATAAAATTTCCCGCAAATCTGCGAAGACAAGCGGGTTTAACAAGGTCGGAACGCACGATTGGAAGTGCTGAGAACTATGGATAGGGCGCAGTTGTCTGTTTTTAAGCTTTAAATATTCTGGATGATGCCATTTGCTGAATAAATTCCTAATGCCCGAGCCTCGGAAAGTTCTTGCGGTTCGACTCCGCTTCCGACCACAAAGTAAAGACGTTCTTTGAATTGTTGACACACAGAAGAAAGGCATATAGAACGGCGCGAGACTAACAATCCAAGACCGCCGCCCGAGGATGCTGAGTAACGAAAGACCTGCTAAAACGTCTCCTGACGTAGCGAAAGCCGTGAAAGCGGATAGAATGAACCATGCCGGACTCTGAATTGCCGGCACAGGCAAAGCGAAAAGGAACGCAGTAGGCTGCGCAATCAAATTGCGCAAGACGGCGCACTGCAAAAGGTCTATAAAGGTGCGGAAAACAACAGACAGAGACTTTATTTAGTGTTTGTCATATTATATAAAAGAGGAGGGTGTGCAGAATGGTATTGCATTTACTTGCTGGTTCAAGTCCAGCCCCTCCTCCTGCTTTCTAATTCTTTTTAATATTGGTTAGTGAATATGTAACTGATAATTTCATTCATTCAAAGAGCAGTTGTGTGCCGTTCGTGAGGATAGCACGCACTTTTATTTAAAACAAATTAAGCAAAATGAATATAAAGAGAACGATACGAATTGCCAAGCATAATATATCACAGATTGCCGAGCTGCCCTGTGTGACTAACGTTGAAATGAATGTCGTCACGCGAAAATGTACGGTGCATCTCTCCGATAAGCACACAAAAGGGCGCACGGCAGCGCACGACAATGACTACATAGTAATGTTTGGCTCGGGAATATGGCAGTGTTTTGGCGCGGAAGCATACCAACGATTAGTGCTTAACCCGAGTAATGCAGCCAATTCAAAGCTATAAGTGCCTATGGGTAGACCAATAACGAAAGAGCAGAAAGACTACTTGATAACACATCTTAATGACCGTCCGCGAAGAGCCGTTGCAAGAGCTGCGGGCGTATCAATGGATACAATGTATAAGATAGTACATCAGCACGAAGGTATCTTACTGAGAGAAGGTGGAAAAACCAAGGCAAAGGACTGGGAGATAGTAGTCAGAGAATATCCACATCTTTCTTCGGGCGAAATAGCCAAGAAATACGGCATCAATAAGTCGCTTGTGATAAGATGTGCTGCAAGCTTAGGACTGAAACACACAGAAGAAACCAAGGAACGTTTACGTGAGCAACAACGCAACAGATGCAGACTTGTATCCACTCCCGAAGTCGTAGAAAAGAGACATAAAAAGCGAGCGAAAACCGTGCGAATGGAACTATTTAACATCAAGTCGGGTATGCCACAGAAAACAAAGTTGCACTTCTGTGTAATACCGAAGCGAGTACACTTCGTTATCAACTACCTGGTGCGTCGCCGAAATTACTTCCGCGACATTGAGGTAGGTGGCAGGTTCACGCTCTATTACGACGAACAAACGAAACGTTCCGGCAAGGAAGACTACTACACGAAATCCTGCGGACTGACGTTTGAGCAAGTGCAAAATTAGTTCTTCATATATTAACCATTAAAACCAAGCCGACAAGGACGGATTGCAGGTGCGAATCCTGCCGTTTTGAAAACTTTTTTGATTTTTGATTAAACTTGTCCTGTAACAAGTTGGGATTGCGTCATGGGCACCTGTAAGCCATGAACGCTGCAAGCAAGGAGTGACGGGTTCTTTTCATCTATGTTTGTAACAATCTCAAGCCTGTCATGTACCGAGCCTCTGGGAGCAAAACACACCGAGCAGGGTTGAAATCCCTGCAATCCCTCTATTTTTAAAAACGACTGAATATTATGGGAATTGTATTTTCATCGGTCATCATAGTTCTTTTGCTCGTCGTATTCGCAGCAGTCACCCAGGCTGCGGTCGAGTACCTCGTTGACTGTGACGACAATAACACGAAAAAGGAGATGTAGCTCATGGGTAGAACAAAAGGATGTCACGACTGCATCTGGGGCAACTGGCCCGAGATGTGCAAAGACCCGAAGCGAGACCCGAAGTCGAAATATTGCTGCTGCCAGTGGGAATGGCGGTATGAATAAAAAACATAAGGAATGAACATAAGCGAGGTATATGAGCGCATCCGAGAACGAGAGTCGGGCGCAAGTGCAGAATCACGTACACGAGCAGAGCTGCACATACAGAAGATTAAGGAACTCCGAGAGAAGCACAAGACGTTTATCAAGATGCCGCACACGAAAGCGTGTGACCTGGTGAAATACTGCCTTGCCATCGACAGAAACCTCGGTATTAACCGAATACATGAAAATGCGTTCGGGTTTATCTTCTTCAAGTATCAGTAACTAATTTTCTAAAAACATAAGGCAATGAGATCAAGAACAGCAGTGTGGTACGAGACCACGGTACGCTACGAGCGTTCAAAGGGTGACAAAAACAATATCACTACGGAAGCATACGCCGTGGACGCACTGAGCTTCGCGGAAGCGGAGCAGAGAATTACAGAAGAGATGGAACCGTATTGCTCGGGCGAGTTTGACGTGAAGAAAATCGCAATCGCTCCGTACAGAGAGGTGTTTTTCTCCGGGGTCGAAGACGATGGCAAGTTCTTCCGTGCAACCGTCGCGATAATTACGCTTGACGAGCGCACCGGCAAGGAGAAGAAGAACAACGTAAACTATCTCGTTCAGGCGAAAAACATCGAAACGGCACGCAGATATGTCGTAGATGCGTTTTTCAATACGGCAATAGAATACGAAATCAACCGCCTCGTAGAGACAAAGATACTCGATGTGTTCGAGAAGTAACATGATTTTAAAAACAGCATAACAAATGGAAAATAACGAATACGAAGTGCTGCAAGTGCAGCATGATCAGAACATCGTTCAGTTGGACGCAGTAGAGCGTGCCAACGTAGACTCGCAAGTGGCAACAGCAAAGCAATATCCGAGAAACGTCACACGAAGCATCAACAACTCAATCGCTATGGCGACTATGGATGTAAATACAGCGCAGAGCTGCGGTTACGCCCTCCCTCGCGGTGGCAAGCCTATCACCGGTCCGAGCGTGCATTTGGCGAAGTTAATCGTGTCCAACTGGGGAAATGTGCGTGCCGAAGCAAAGGTCGTTCAGATTACCGATAAGCAGGTCATAAGCCGTGGCACATGTTGGGATTTGGAAAACAATGTGGCGACCGCTTTCGAGGTACGTCGTTCTATCGTAGGCAAGGGCGGTCAGCGGTATTCGGACGATATGATTACCGTCACAGGCAACGCAGCCAACGCTATCGCATACCGCAATGCAGTATTCTCCGTTATCCCAAAGGCTGTTACCGATAAGGTATATCAGGCAGCACAACACTGCATCATCGGCGACCTCTCTGACAATGACAAGCTGATTGCCACTCGCAAGAAGTGCATCGACTACTTCAAGGATGAGTACGGCATCACGGAAGAGGAGGTTATAATGATTTGCGGAAAGCAGACCGTCAACCAAATCAAGGCTGAACAGATTGCCCTGTTGCGCGGCGTAATACAGTCGCTTGTAGATGGCGATACCACCGTCGAGGAGCTTATGAAGCCGTATCGCAAGGAAGAGAACAAGAAGAACGTTGCAGCCAAAGCAGCCGAAACCGCAGTCGCTAACGCTGCAAAGAAGGAGGCTAAGGCATGATTACCGATAATGTAGAACAAAGAAGTGTCGCCTGGTACCGCAGTCGCTTCTCCAATTTTACAGGTTCCGAAGTTCACAATCTTATGAAGTCGGGTCGCAAGAAAGACGAGGTGTGGTCCGAAACGGCAAAGAGCTATATGTACAAGGTAGCCGCCGAGCGCATGTTCAACCCCGACTTCCTCAACGATGATGATGTGTTTGAGGATTATCTCCATCAGACGAACTTCACCTCCAAGGCTATGCAGTTCGGCATCGAGCAGGAACAGTACGCCCGAGAAACATACATCAAGCTCAACAACGATGTCGAGGTGTTCGAGGTTGCATCCTGCAAGCACGATACCATACCGCACTTCGCAGCCTCGCCCGACGGCATCGTAAGAGGCACGGACTTGAAGTGCCTGGAGATTAAGTGCCCGAACATCGCAACTCACATGATGTATGTGGATAAGATACACGACGGCGCGTCGCTGAAAGAAGTCAAGCCCGAATACTATTGGCAGACAATGGCGGAGATGGCTTGCACCGGCGCAACGGAAACTGACTTTGTTTCCTATTCGCCGTGGCTCCTGAACCCCATACACATCGTAAACATTCCACGCAACGACGAGGACATCGCGCTACTTGAAGAGCGCGTGAAGCTCGCGAACGCTTTCGTGGAAGAAATCATTAACAAGTCTAAATCCTAAAAATTATCATGGACGTAGTAGGAAAAATCATAGTGGCTCTGCCACCCAAAAGTGGAACGTCGCAGTCAACCGGCAAGCCGTGGCAGGTCAACACCTATGTGTTGCAGACCAACGAGCAGACACCGAAGAACATCGCCTTTGACGTGTTCGGCGCGGAGCGTGTCGAACAGTACAATCTCAAAGTAGGCGATATGGTTACGGTGTCAATCGACATCGACGCTCACGAATACAACGGACGTTGGTACAACCAAATCAGAGCATGGAACGTTGTGAACCATGCTTCGGCACAGCAGCCGACCGCACAACCATCTCCCGCACCGCAGCCTGGCACCTTGTTTCCGCAGCCACCTGCACCAGGAGCACAGCCCGCACCGTCAGCAGGAACTGACCAACTGCCCTTTTAACGTTCGCAAGTACGTTCTGTGGGCACAAGCCAACCTAAATGCTATCATAGTAGGGTAGGTCACCTCCTGCCCTACAAACCAAATAAAAAGTCATTGTTATGAAAAACAGAATTTCCCTCGATTTGTCAAACATGGAAGCCTTCAAGGAGCTGACCAACATACAACTTGGTGAGCTTATGAGGGCCGTATTCGCTTACGCTTCCGACGGCACGATGTTGTCCGAGGATGCCGACCAAGCCGTTCGTGTCGCGTTCGCCTTCCTGAAGGCGGACGTGGACGCGGAACGCGACTCATACAAAAGACGCTGCGAGCGCAACAAGGAGAACGCACGCAAGCGTTGGGCGAAGCGTAACAAAAGCAAAAGCGCACACAAGACAAGCACGCCTAAAGATGTGGCAAGTCCTGTATTGCAGGAAAAGACCGCAACGGTAGACTACGAAAAGCTCGTTGCCTACTGGAACCGCCGTGTGGATGAAACAAAGTCCTCAATGGCGAAAGTGCTCAACATCACACCCTACCGCAAGAAGCTGATCGAGGAACGACTTGCGGAATATAACAATGACAACAAGGCATTACAGAAGGTGCTTGACAAGGCTCTCGCAGACCCTTATCTTAACGGCAAAAACCCGTCAAAATGGGTTGCTGACTTCAACTGGCTACTAAAACCCGAAAACTTCTCACGGCTTGTAGAGAGCGGCATTACAGCTTCAAGCGAACCGAAACCGCAGGCTGTGAAGGTAACGATTACTGAACCCGCTTTGACAAGCGAACGTCTGGAAGCGGAACGACACAGAGAGGAAATAGAGTTCACACGCGCTGAGCAGCAACGTAACAACCTCCTCGCAGCTACCAAGGCTGCGGACAGAAACCCGAACTGCATCCAGGCAAGGATAGCATACCGCGCCTACGAGGACGGCACGCTTGCGAGGCTCGGTATAGAATGGACTCCTAAAACATCAACCAATGGCACTGAAAGACGAGATACAGAAATGGCTAAGCGAGCATCCTGACGCAACAGTTGAGGAAGCGATATGGGCAGGGGCATATATCGAAATCGACTTGTGGTGCAATAAAACAAAATAACAATGACAACAACAGGAATAATATTACTCGTAGCCTACGTCGCCTTTGTGGTGGGTT